GCCGCCGTCTCGCCAGCGCCGACTTTTACAGCGAACTTGCGCCCACTGCAAAAGCTCGCCAAGCGATTGACGGAGTTGCTTGACGAAGACCAATGGGCTGAATGTGAGGCGCTGCTGATTGCGGCTGGCCTGACGCATAACGACCTAGCTAAGCCGCCTGGCGCGGCTTTATGCGACAGGTCGGCTTGAGCGACGGGTTAGCCGCCGTACCACCAACACCGACTTTTACAGGAGAAGAACATGGCAGCAACGAGACAGGACATTGATGGGTGGTTTGACCGAGGCGTAGCGAACGGGGCGCGGCATATGCTGGTTGTGTGCGACACCTTCGACCACGACGATTACCCAGTTTTTACGCACTCTGACGCGGAGTGCTTGGCGCGATACAAAGAACCTGGAAACATGCAGCGCGTGATGGAGGTGTACGACCTTCGCGCCGAGAAAGCCGAGCAGATGAACGAACACCGCGCCATGAGGTTGCCCGAGGCGGCTAACAAGTATTAGCCGAACCATGCAAGGTCGACATGTACCGTAAAACCAAGCGCAGCAAGGAAATCCTAGCCAAGATGCAGGCGGGGAAGGCCGCAGCCAGGATGAACAGGCCAGCGCCGGACTATCCCGCACCGCTGCCGGAACTTCGCCGCGAGATAATCATAATTGACCACGATTTCGGCGAGCAGATTCACCGGCTGATGCTGTACCGAACGAATCGGCGAGACTGCTATCGAGTGGTCGCGGATGGCATCGAGTGGAAAGATCGCATCGGCTGGTCGAAGATTCTGGCCGGTCTGCGGAAGTCAATGCCAAGGGTAGGCGCATGAACCAAGGCACCGAAGCCCTGCTAGACCTCGCCGCCGACCTTCGCGCAACAGCGCCGAATGTTCGTGATGTGTTTGACCTTAAAAAAGGTGCTGCACTCATGGAACGGGCAGCAGATGCGATTGAACGGCTTGCTGAGTTCGATCCGGATATTGATGCGGCGCCGGGGGAGAATTGACATGACCGAAACCTTGGCTACCGCGATCCGCGCCGTCGAAATATTCGCGGCCAGGCATCCCAGGCCGTCACACGTCACACAAAAGCAGGCAGCAGAAATGCTTGGGCGGTCCGAGCCGACGATTCGCAAAATGATTGAGCGTAGGGTTTTCCGGCTGAATGCCTGCGGCCGGAATCGAACTCCGCCAGATCTAGGCGGGATTCCTTTTCTTGGGTAATTTTCGGGGAGATCCGCCGTAACCTAGTGCCCTGGCGACGAAATAGAACCCGCCAAAGACAAAAGCCAAGAGCGCAACGCCGGCAAGCATCGCCGCCGGCATCGTGACAGCCAGAAAGACGACAATCGCCGCCTGCAGCGCGAGGTAAGCCAGCAGCAGCTTCACTCAATCGCCTCGGCGGCGTAGTCGCGCATTTCCTTGGTCGCGGCCTTGATGAACCGCTCGCTCTTGTTTGCCCGCATGGCCGCTGCACGCCTGGCCACCGCAGAATACTTGACGCTGATCGGCGTTTCCGGGTTGGTTTCGTTCCACTTGTTGATCGACTCCTTGGCCGCTCTGACGTCATCCGCCTTGCCGTCAACGATACCACGCGCCCAATGCTCGGCAATCAGGTTCTCGGTACGTCGGGCGAAGGCGATCTTCTGCTGGACGTCGCGCGTATTGCGCCCGATCTCGGCGATGGCCTGTGGATTGAAGCCGGCCGCCTTGATCACAGCCTCCAGTGGATTGACATCGACCACCTTGCGCCCGCGCTGATCCAGCGCCTCGCCTGTGACCAGCATTTCTCCTCCGCGCACGGCATCCTTGAGCGCCTTCGGCATCCATTCGGTTGCTGCGCGACTCCAGTTTCCAGTGGCCACGGCGTCCCAAGTGTTGATGTAGGACATGGCCAAGCCACCGGCGGGGCCGACGATCTCGAGTAGATCCGCCTCCTTGCGGCTGTTGCTGGCCTTGAATAGTCCGGTACCGGGGATCAGGTTGCCCAGGCTCATCCGCGCCGAGACATCGAACGGCGTCAGCGCCGACAGGCCGTGCATGGCGAAGTTGGCAACTTCCTTCCCGGCCATGCCCTCGAGCCATTTACGCTTGGCCAGCCTGGAATTGACGTTGTAGCCAAACGACTGGCCGATGGTATCGATCAGGTCGTCGAGGTCGTCGGACCCGGGCAGTCCCTGTAGGCCGGATGCCAGGATCAGCATGCCCAGCATGTAGAGCGCCGCCTTCCGCGATTCGGGGTTCTGGCGCAGCATGCGGACCAGAAGTTCCGTATAACTGAGGCTGAACAATTTGAAAGTGAAAATGACGGCGCCAATGTTTCCGCGCGCCCAATTTGGGCGATTGTTTTTCCCATAGATGAATTGAGTTTCGTCGATCGCCTGAATCGCTTTCGAGTAGGCCTGATCCGCGGTTGATCCTTTCTCCTTGGCGGCGTTGTAGGCCGTGATGAACGTCACCTGGCGGTTCATGTGCTCTGCGATGGCGAACGGCATGCCCCACAGGCTCATGAAGGCGTGCGCCCGGTAAGTTGCGGCGTCGCCGAAGCGGCCCAGGCTATTGGCCAGCGGGCGAGCGGTTTCCTGCCACAAGTGATGAATCTCCTGCGCCCCAACTTTGCCCTCCTGGTCGGCCCGAGCCAGCGCGTCGCGCAGCTCCTGCGACATCGCCTCCGGCTTGTTGCGGATCCGGTAGGCCTCCTTCATCAGCGCGGTAGCGCGCGGCATGCCGACGAACTGCGCCACATAGGGCAGCGTCACCATGGCCGGCTGGGTGGCGTTGATCAGGAAGTTCGATACCGTGCCGCCCAGGAAGTGCATGAACAGCAGCGCCCGGGGTGTAGCGGCTTCTTCGTCCTGGTTCTGGATGTACTCCACCATGCGGATCGCCTCGTCCTTCTCGGCGCCCTGCTGCCGCGGGAAGTCGTCGATCGATTCCTGAATGTCGGCCATGTGGTAGAGCATCGAGGCCCGGCGGCCGTTCGACGTCAGGAACGAGGCCATCACCCGGGCACCGTCTTCCGAGAATCCCGGCGTGCCCTTGCGATGGATCAAACGCTTCAGGGTCGATCGGTTCGAGGCGGCCAGGCGATACCACTCCTGGAACACTTCGTCGTTGCCGATGCCCAGCTTGCCGGCGAACAGCGCCACCGTCTCCGGCGACACGCCCTTGTAGCGTTGCCATTCCTCTTCGGACAGCGTGCCGGTGTCGAAGTCAGCGCCGGAGTCGTCCGGGTAGAGCTCGCGCAGCGCCTTGGCGGCCTTGTCGCGCTCCGCGGCCGACTCGAACAGGCCGAAGTATTCGGTCACCTTCTCGCCGTTCTCGTCGAGCTCGACCTCACCAGAGATCGGATCCACCAGGCTCACCGTCAGGTAGTGCTGGCCGAAGCGCATCAGCGGGACGTAGCCCTCGCGCTGCAGTTGGTCGCGGCGGTTCAGCATCTGAGCCACCTTCTCCACGGTATCGTCCAGCGCCTTGACCTGTTCGGCCGCCTCGAGCGCCCTGGCGATCGCGCCGTTCTGCTCTTGGTTGCCGAGGCCGGACGCCATGGCGGCGCGCAGGGCATCGATGGTGCCGCCGGTGACGAACGGCGCTTTCTCGCGCGCAACCTCGGCCAGTTGCCCAAACCGCAGGCGGGCGTCCTCGAGGTCGGCGATCAGCGGATCCAGCAGAATCGGGCGGGCCTGTCCGGGTTCGGCCAGCAGCGCCTTTTTCATCCGCAGGCCGCGCTGGGTCAGTTTGCCGGCGGCGTTCAGGTACAGCGTCCGGGCGATGCCCCATACCTCGGCAGCCGAGAGCTCGTCGAGCGAGGCATCGGCAGCGTCGCGGATCTCACGATAGACAGAGAACTGTTCCGGCGTCAGGCTGGCATCCTCGGCCGTCTTGAACACCTTGTCGTCCAGTGTGCCGGCCAGCGCCGCACCGAAGGCGGCATCGATGTCGGCTGACGCCTCCTTGCCCTTGAGCAGTGCCTTGAGGGCACCGGCAATGTTCTCTGCGGCATCGATTCGCGGCAGGACTGTCGGCGCGAGTTCCGCCGGCCGTAGCGCGGCGCGGCTGGCATCTTCCATGAAGTGCTGGACACGCTTGAACGTCTCGCCGAAATAGCGGTTCTTCTGCGCCTTGTGAAGCTGGGTATGAATCGAACGATCGAGGGCGCCGAAGTTGCTGGAGCCCTTGAACGACGACAGGACACCATCCAGAACGGGCTTGAACCAGCGGTCGGGAGAGCGGCCGGCGGCGGTCGCTCGGTCGCGCGGGAAGTTACTGAGGGTGTCGGCTACGCCGTCGGTATCGAGGTAGTTGCCGCGGGATTCTAGTGGCGAATCTAGGTCTAGGTTTGGGACTTCTGCTTGCGTTGAGCCAACGCCTCTCGTTCCATCTTCTCTAGCAATGCCCGCACTTGCTTCCGTCCTTCCGGACTCAATGGCTTGACGCCGACCTTCTGCTGAGAGGAATCCGTTGCCGTGGTTCCAGGTTTTTGAGTAGCCTTCATCGAGTTGCACCCCCATTCGCACCCAAAAGCCAACAGCCTTCGGGATCATGTTTTCAATATAGACGTTGCCATCTGTCGAATCAAGGATTGAATCGACAATTCGCGAGCCGGTGCCGCGCTTCTTGTCAAACGCCTGGATGTCAGTCAGGCCGGTAATTTTGCCATCCAGCACATACAGCGATACCGCTCCGATCGGCTGACCGGAGGCGTCCAGCACAGAAAATACGGTGGCAGACTCAATCTCCGCGGTCTTGATCAGCGAAACATCGCCCCCAATGAAATTCCTCCCATCCCAGCGCAGAGCGTTTGACCGTTTGCTGAACAGCGGTAGCCCGGCGAGCGCCTTTTCGCGCATGGCGTCGGTGATGGCAAAGCCGGGTTGCTGCCGCGGAACAAGTCCATCCTCGGAGATCGGAGTATCGACATCCGGACCTTCGTCGCGCATGGGTTCGGTTTCGATGACGACGGCGCCAATCTCGGCCCCGAGCTTCTTCGCTACCTGCGGCACGATCTGGTCGTAGTAGCCTTTCATGCCTTCGCCACCGACTTTGAGGTCGAGGCCGGTGTAATCGCGCTTCGTTCCGACCACTTGCTTCGCAACCCTCTCGGCAAACTCCTTCCCCAGCAGATCCGCCAACTCGTCTTTTGAGTTCACCCGCGTCTGGATCACCGGAACAGTGTCGGTATTCTGCTTGTAGGCATAGACGGCATAGGAACCATCCTGCGGCCGACTTATTTGAACGCGAGATACCTGCTTGCTCAGGTCGTATCGCTCGGCCTGCTGCTCGCCCGTCGTCCATGCGATCGAGTCGAAGCCGTTTTCCGCCGCGTAGGCGATCATTCGCTTCAGCGCGAGGCCGGTCCACGCCTTGGTGTCGGTGACGAAGGGTGCGGTGGGTACACCTGTGCGGTTGTTGGCGAGGTTACGCTGCAATTCTTCTGCACCGCGCATCGACGTTGCGGACCCTCTCTCAACCCCCGCTTCGTCAAACACAACGTAACTGTCACCCCGTTGCCTTATTGTCGTCAATATACCTGCAGACTGTGCAAACCCATGTTTCCGCCCCTTCTGCGCCCAATCCGACTGAATTTCCTCGATGAATAGCACGCGCTTGCCGCTGGCGTCGGTGCGCTCGTTGAAGCGGACGTGGGCGAGGATGTTGGGCTGGTCGAAGTGGGAGGATGTGAAGTTGCTCCCCGTACCGCTCGGGCGGCTCTGTTCGTACCGCGCCATCGCTTGCTCGCGGGTGTCGCCGTAGATCGGCTCGCTGCCGTCGCGTTCCTGCACCATCCAGCCACCATCACGCCCCTGCTGCACCGTCTGCGGCTTCGCTCGCGGCAGAGTCAGCAGCAACTCGCGATAGTTCTCGCCGCCGGGAAGTTGGTGCCGATCAAACTTTGTGCCCGTGCCGGATTCGTCGTACATCTGCACATCAGCCCGGTACTGCTCGCGTGCGGCAGCTTGTTCTTCAAAGCTGAGTTCGCCGAAAGGCGTCTCTTCATTCGCGCCACCCTCGTCGCCCCACCAAGCCTCAACATCGGCGTCGTCTACCTCGCCCAGCATGACGTCCTTAACCTCGACGCCGTTCTCGCGCACGAATCGCTCGATGTCGGCCACGGCGATCTTGCCGCCAACCTTGCCAAGGTCAAGCTCCGGCCACTCACGAATGGAGAGCCGGGCCTCGCTGCCGTCGTCCGATCGCGCCGGCGGCATGTCGGCCATCGCCGCCTCGGCGGCTGCGCGCGTGCGGTGATAGCTGGCGAGATCATCGACCTGGACCCATGCGCCGGCCTCGTCGCGGTATTCCTCGATCACGCCGAATCCGGGCTCGAATACCGGCTTACTGGCCAGCATGTCGAGATAATCGCCCAGCCCGGACCAGTTGAACTCGTCGGCCTTGAACTTGCCTTCCTTCTGGCGGGCCAGCAGCCATGTTTTCGCCTGCTCCGGGCTCACCATGCCGGCCTTGTCGGCGATCTTCGCCATGCCGGGGACCGCGGTGGCCAGCGCCGAGTAGTACCAATCGCCTTTCTGGCTGAACTGCACCGAACCGGATCCGAACTGGTTGATCAGTTCATCGCGATACTCATAACTGATTGGCACAAGCCCGGTCACAAAGCCGCCCCCCATCCCTCGGCTATCCGGCCCGAAGCGCTGTGAGTTCAGGAACAGACGCTTGACCGGAGCCGCGCTCTTGATCGCGCCGTTGCGCAGGTAGATCACCACCGGCATCTGGCGGATGCCCGCGTGCATCAGCGCCATCGCGCGGTGACGTCCCTCGTGCCCAGCCACGGGAATGGTCGCCGCCTCAATATCATTCACTTCGAGGAACAACTCTTGGTCTTCGGCGCGAAGGCGGTCAACATCCAGCGGCCCAGCCTCGCGGCCAATTCTTGCGTAGTCCGCCCCATCAGAGGTCATCATCAGGAAATCAAGCGGATCAATCCACGCGGCAAACGCCTTGGTCTTGCTGTCGTCCTGAGTGTAGGCGTACTTGCCCATCAGACTGTCGATGCGCTGCTCAGTCCATGCCGCATTGTCGGGTCCGAGCTTCGCCATGGCCGTATTCGCTATTTGCGAACCGCGAAGGCCGCCTCGCGGGCCGCCATCCGGTTCGTTCGCGGCCACCTTGAGGCTGTGCAGCACCATGTCCTGAATGTCGGAAACCCGGATAATTCCGGTGAAGCCCATCCGGACCAGCGCGCGCTTGACCTTCTCGATGAGTTCCTTCCACCACGGCCGGGCCTGGATATCGGCGTTCTGCCCAAGCTGCGCCAGAACCTCGTGCATGAAGCGGCGCGATCCCTCGGCCTCTTCTGGATAGTGGGTTGCAACGAAGTCCCACGCCCTCGCGGCATGGATGTCGCCGTTGGCGCGCATGTCATTCACGCTTTGGATCAGGTTCGAGTAGCCGTTCGATCCAAGCAAGCGCTCCAGGCCGTAATGCTCGCCGATCTCGTGCAAGAGCTCGATCCTGGCGCTTTGCGGTCGCATGCGGTTGGCGAAGAAGTAGGCGCGGTCCTTGATGAATACCGCCTTGGCCGTGTTCGATACCGCAACGCCAGGGAACAGCGCCTTGAAGGCTTCGGCGTTTTCCATCACGTTCAGCAGACCGCTGGCTTCCAGTTGGCGAATGGTCTTGCCACCAAAAGAATCGATCAGGCCGTCGCGGATCTCGTCGGCGGTGTAGCCGGTGAAGTTCGCTGTTGGCGCCTTGCTGAATCGCGTCTTGCCGGTGCGATCGATGAAGGCTCCGGATTCGCCGAAGTACAGCGCGCCAGATTCGCGGTACTCGATAGGCATGGCCGGCGACATCGATGAGATTTCACCAGGAACGCTGCCGACACTCGTATCACCGATTGGCTTGCCAACTCCTTGACTGCTGCCGCGCTGCCCCGGAGCAATGCGGCGCGCGTCGAACGTCAGTCCGTGCTTTTCGGCGAAACGAGCGAAAGTTTCCGGGACGCGGGTTCCTTTTTGGCCGGTAGCAACGGCTCTACCGTCTTCAGTGACGGTAAGGAAGGTTCCGCGCTCGGGCGACTCCAAACCAGCCGCTTCACGGCGTAGATCGCGGAGCGTGGCTGCGTCGAGAGCACTGTCGAGGTTGTTGTCGGGTAGTCCATAGTCACCAGTATAGGCGAAGTTTCCACGCGACTCCATCCCAGTGATGGCCACGTCGGCGTCGTCGAAGATGACGTAGTTGTAGTTCGCCTGCGGCTCGGTGATCTCGTAGCCGTCGCGCCCCTTCACATAGGCATCGACCTCTTCCCGGCTGCTGAAGCGATGCACCATCCCCTCGGGCGCCTTGACCTTCCAGTCCTCGCTGGAGTTGTACCTGGAGCCGCCATCGAGGTACTTGATGCCGCGGATCCCGTAAGACGAAAGCAACTTGCTGGCGGTTTCTTGGTCGCCGAACTTTTGAGTGGCCGCGTTATAGAAGTCCTGGCCGGTTCGATCGCCCTGCAGCACCTTGTTGCGGTAGTTGACCGGCAGACTTTCCTCTTCGGCGAACAGGGAAATCAGCCCAGCTACCTTCTCGCTCTGCTTTGAAAGCGGCTTGTCCCACAACAGGTATTCGTCCGGTTCCGGCGCGAGCTCGACGGAGTAGAGGCGGCCCCTGGCCACCGCCATTTGGCCAGCCTTGGCCGCGCTGGCAAACTCGCGAAGCCTGACGGCAATCAGCGTTTCCCTGCGACTCGCTGCGGGATCGTTAAATAGGCGCGCGTCTTTATCGGCCTCTCCAGCAAGTTTTTCCGCAGCGGCAGCAATGGCCTTTCCGTCGGCGCCCTTGGTGTATCTCAGCGCATCAACGAGGCGCCCCGAAGCGAAGGCGTCGGCAACGACTTCCGGGGTCTTCCCGGTCGCCCATATTGCCGCCGATATCGGCTTCCCGTTCATCGTCAGCGATACCTCGGAAAGCCTCTCCTTGTAGTGCTTGGCAACAGCCTTCGATGATGCGAAGTAAAGCCCCCAGCCGTAGGCTTGAGCGCCCTCGCCGGTGCCGATCTTGCCGGTGCTGAACCGATCAACCTCATGCGGCGTGCCGTGGTAGGCGGGTTCCTCGACAAACCACTTTTTAGCCTTGTTCCCGGTGGCATCCGATGTCGTGTGCAGCGGCACGTCTCCGCTTACCTCACCGCGCGCTGCAGCGGACCCGTTCGCCCCGATCACGTCAACGAAGAGCCTGGACCTCAACAGGTCGTTGTAGCGGCCGTCCTTGTAGTTCCCTGGAACGACCGCGAAAAGAGCATGAACACCGGTATTGCTCTTCAGTCGGCGTGCCATCGCCAGATTGCGCATGGATTCCCCGCGCGACATCGGCGTAGCAGCGGCCTCGGGGATCTCCAGCACCACGGCAACCCGCAGCGCGGCGTCCGTCCCGATCACGACAATGAACCCGTCCTTGACCTGCATCCGCTTGGCCAACTCAACGGCTTCCGCCGGGCCGCCCAGCCTGGCGTCCAAATACTCGCTTGGTACCGCGCTGTTGGCCCGCATGTCCATGCCGCCCAGCGTCGGGTCGATAATGGTTTCGCTCGTTGGTGAGCCCCAATCTTTAGGCCATGAGATCGACGTGTATTCGTTGTGGTCGATGATGACGTGACCCTTGAACCCGGGCACGACCTCGGCGGTATCGGCGGTCAGCTGCATGTCGGCCCTGGATGGCGCCGACTTCCCTGACGGATGGTTGTGCATCATCCAATAGCCGTCAGCGCCGAAGCGCCGCATACCGTCAGCAACCCGCTCCTTGAAGTGCTCGGTCAAATAGACTGAGCCAGGGAGCCGCGAAGAGAATGTCGCCTGCCCGGCGATAGCGTCGCCCTTGGTGTAGAAAATCCGGAACGTCTCGAAACGCGGGTCGCGCAGCACCTGGGCCATAACGGCCAGGTCGTGCGGATGGCTTACTTTTTGTCCGGTAAAGCTGGTTCCGCCGTCTTCGCGGAAGTCTCGATTGATCGCAAGACCAAGTACGGATGGACGACCCCCCCGCACGCTATCGGCGGCCCGTCCAAAGAGCGCCCGCTCAACGTCTCGCAGGGCGTCGAGTCCCACTTGTTTCTGTCTTTCGGTGGTTCCGGGGCGAGTTTCAATGCTCTCATACGGATCATTGTAGTCCATGACGGGCGATTCGGCCGTGTTCTTGTTTTCCTTGTCCCTGAACGCATTGACGGCATCGCGCATCTGCTGCTCGGTGAGCTTCAGTTCGGCGATTCGCGCCAGCACCTTGTCGGCCCCGTTGTTTTGGACGGCTCCGTTGGCGGCATCGATCGCCCCCTTCTTGGTATCGGCGCGGCCAAGGCTTACGCCGGTGCTGTCCTCGATGACACGCCACTCCTTGCCATCTTTGAAGGCGTAAAACTTGTGATCCGGCAAGCCCTCGATTTCAACGGTGGAAACATTCTCCACAACCTCGATGGTTGGCGTTCCGTACCGCGAGAACGACCGGAAATGGTACTTGCTGACGTCGATCGTTCTGGCGCGCTGCAGCTTGTAGCCGTGATCAACCAGTTCCTTGATCTGGTCCGCGGACAGGTTGCGGTCGTTTTCGTCCTTGACCCCATTCTCGTCGGTCGCTCGGTACCAGCCAGGCTCAAGCGATACCTGCGCAGATTGAGCCGAGGCGGCGACGCGAGCCGCAAGCTCGGCCTCGACCTCGCGTAGCCTGGCCTCTTTCTGCGCGTACTCGTCGGCGAACCTGAATTTCTCGGTAACCGTTTGCTCCAATGAAGGGATATCGGACTTGGCGCGCTCGATCCGCTGTTTTGCGTATTCGATACTGGTGGCGTTGTTGGCGCGACGCACGATGTCGCCCTCAAGCTGGGTAATCAGCGCGCGCAAGCCCATGACGGTAACCGGTACCGGCTGGCCGTCTTTCCACTTATCCGGGGTCAGACTGCGCTCGCTGGAAACGCCCATCTTGCCGCCGTTGTCGTTGATGGCAACGGTTCCGTGAAGGCTGACATAGTGGCTGCCGTAGCGCCCCTTGTTGGCCTCGAGGACCACCGGCACGCCATAGACGGACCCGGCCGGAATCGGCTCGTTGATGTTCCTGAATTCCTCGCCGATGATTTCACGCAGGCCGCGGGCGTACTCGCTGCGGCGGATGACCTTCTGCCCGTGGATCTCGGCAACAAACGGCTCGGCATCGCCCAGCGCCTCGGCTACCGCTTCTTCTGCCGCGCTCTTGGACGTGTAGTTCTTGCCGCCGATCTCGACGCTGATCTTGGCCTTTTCGTCATCACCCTTCTGCCGGGTGATTTCCTGCGCCAGATCCCATTGAGCATCCTGCGCGCTGCGATAAACCTTGCCCATCATCGACAGGCTGCGCGAATCAGTGTCCTGCATCAGTCGCTCGACGATCGCCTCAGATGCCAGGCCGGTTTCCTCCAGTTTGCGTATGTCGTCGGGACCATTTTCGACGGTCCGCCGGGCCTGATCGAGGGCGTCGGTTGCCGCGTCGATCCGGCGCCGGAACGACCGGGACTGGCGATACAGTGTCTCGACCTCGGACGTCAGTTTGAAGCGCTCCAGCGTCAGCGGGTCACCGCTGGCAATGGCGGAGATTTCCGCCATGCTGGTCGAGTCCTCGTCGTCGAACTCCATTTCAAACGCGCCATCGTAGTGACGAATCGCGTTGATCATCTTCAGCTTCATGGAATTCAGGGCCCACAGCTTTGCGTCGACCGTGCGCTCCGTGACGTAGGCCATGATCTCGACCTCGAACTTGTCGCCGTACTTCTCCAGCAGATGATTGCCCTGGCGAATGATCCGGCCTTCGCGCTGCTCGATGTCGGACGGCTTCCAAGTCGCGTCGATGTGATGCAGGGCGACAAGTCGTTCCTGTACGTTGGTGCCGGCGCCCATGCGCGGCGTCGAACCTATCAGGACGCGAACGGTGCCATCGCGAACCTCGTTGAACAGGGCTTCCTTGTCCTCGTCGCTGCTGTAGTTCTGGATGAACGCGATCTCGTTTTCCGGGATTCCCTGCGCGACCAGCCCGTCCTTGATGTGTTGGTATCCGTTCCACGGGTTCGTCTGCGCGTCGCGCAGCGCCGCGATCTCATTGACGTCGAACGTGTCCAGCTTTTCCGTGGCGCGCTCGAATGCAGCCTGGTCGCCGGCGCGCGAGGCTGCGTCTTTGGCAGCTACCGCCTCTTCGTATGCCTTGATGATGGCGTTGTCGCCCTTGGACTTCGGCACGCCACGGTCAAGGAACACCAGTTGCGTACCCTTATCAACGTCCCACTTCTTGTAGACGCGCAGGATCTCGCCGATGGCAACGTCGAGTTTCCCGCCGAGTTCGTCAGTGACGCCAGGCTCCAGAGCTTTGGCGTGCAGCGATATCTTGCGGGCGCGGTCCATCAGGCGCAGGCGTTCGGCGTTGCGCTCCCTGACATCCTCGATGTTCGGCAGGCCATCGAACCCAGCCACAACTTCCAACAGCAGGCGAAGCTGTGTTGGCGTCGGCGGCACGCCAATGGCGCGGCGCTCACCGCCGGCCACCTTCGGCAGCGGGAATTCCTTGCCGGGGTTGTCCTCGGCGTACCACTGTTTGATGTCGTCGTTGGTCACGACGTCGGCGATCGAGTAGTAGGAGTCCATCAGCGAGCGCATGTTCGACCACTGGCGGCCAAGGCGGGTTACCGTCTTGATACCGCTTCCCGAGTCGGTCGGCTCGAAGGCGGCCGTGGCATCGACGAAGTTCATGCGGAAGGCGTCGAAGTGCTCGAGGCCCATTTCGTTCAACAGGTCCGGGGCCAGGTAACGCATGATCCCGTACATTTCCACGGCGCTGTTCGAGATCGGCGTGCCGGTCATGAAGGCTACGCCGCCCTTCATTTCGTGCAGCAGCTTGACCTTCATATACATATCGAGGGCCTTCTGCGACCCGCTGGCGTTGCCCATGCCGCGCACGTCGGTCAGGTTGGTCGAGTACATGAGGTTCTTGAACTCGTGCGACTCATCCACCGTCAGATCGTCGATTCCCATCTGCTCGAAGTTGATCAGGCGGTCGCGGTTCTTTGAGCGAACATCATCCATCCGCTTCTCGATCTTCTGGATCAGCGCCTCGGCAGCCTTGACACCCAGCGGCTTGAACCGGCTTTCTGGATCCACTTCGGCCCAGGCTTCTTTCAGTGCTTCATTGGCAAGCTCCAACTGGCTGGTCAGGAATCGCTCTTCCGTCTCCTGCGACAGGTTGATGAAGCCAAACGAGGAATGCGGGATGATCACAAGATCCCAATCGCCAGTGGCGATCTTGGCGAACAGGCGGCGGCGGTTCTTGGCTTCCATGTCCTTTTTGCCGGCGGCCAGTACCTTGGCGCCAGGGTAAAGGCGGTAGGTCTGGATCATCCATTCCTTGACCAGGTGATTCGGCACGACAACCGCTGGCTTCTTCGACAGGCCCATGCGGCGGCGCTCCATGGCGCGGGCAATGCCGGTGAAGGTCTTGCCGGCGCCGACGGCGTGATCGTAGAGCACATAGTCCTCGACGACCCCGCGCCAGATCGCGTTGATCTGGTTGCGGCGGAACTTGATGATGTCGTCAGGCACCTTGCCGGGAAACTTCATGTGCGAGCCGTCATGCTGGCGATTCACACGGACATTGAATTCGTCGTTGAATATCTGCGTCAGTGAGCGCCGGCGATCGGCATCCTTGAAGATCCAATCGTCGAAGGCTTCCAGCACTTCGCGCTTTTTGTCGTTCGCGGCATCCGTTTCAACCTGGTTGAAGTACGGGCCGCCGTCGCGGTCGGCCGGATCATAGACGGCGATCTTGCGGCTGTTCAGCAGGGCTGAGATCAGGTCCGGCGCCGGCATGCGCTTGGTGCCCCATTGCGCAGTTGCGGCGGCACCGGCCAGATCGGCGGTCACCTGGAACGTGTTGGTCAGGCGGGCGAATGTGACGCGCGACTTGCCGCCGATCAGGGAGTCAATGAAGTCGGCGAAAACCTGCGGCGGGATCCATGAGGCGCCCAGCTTCGGCGTTACCTGGTCAGACGTCCATGGTTCGGGCTGGACAGCCTCCAGCGCCGCGACGTTCTTCTTCAGGTCGGCAGCGCGTGCGGCTTCCAGCTTGCGGCGGACATTGCCGGACAGGTAGGCGTTCTTATCGACCAGCGCGAAGCCGACTTCCGGATCCGGGTAGGCCAGCGGCGCATCGCCCTCGGTGAGCTCGGCTTCGACGGCATCCATCGGGATGTCGCGCAACTCCTGGATCCGCTTCAGATCGAGGCGGCCGGTTTCACTCAATGCGATGGCCAGCGCGTCGCCGATCGTTTCGGCGTGCTCTGCCCGGGCCGGCGGGATACCCACGGGGCGGGACAGGATGGCGGCGGGCTGTGCGGTCGGCGGCGACGCCTTCATGCCGGTACGCTTGGCCTTGGCTTCCGTGACCTCGCGCTTGAAGTTGCTTTCCAGCGACAACAGCAAGCCCTCGTCTGGCATGTGCGCCACAATCCCGGCATTGGCCTTCTCGCTGATGTAGCCGTGATCCTTGACGAAGGCGTTATAGGCGTCGCGCAGCTTCTTGCGGTTCCCCTCCATCGCATCGACGGATGCCGAGTTCGTTTCCAGATTGATCTGCTCGACCATCAGGTCGCGGATGTTGATCAACTGCTTCATCACAGCGAACGGCTTTGCACCCAGGCGCAACCCGTCGGGAACGTCGGATTCTTTCTCGAAAACCTCACGCTCATAGACGTTCAGCTTCGTTACCTTACCCTTGACGATCTTCTTGACCGGCTTGCCGTCGGCGCCCAGCTTGGTGATGATGCGGAACCACTTGCCGTCAAGGTTCATGGCCAACTGCGGCGACCATGGCGTGCTGGCGTTCAGTGTGACCTTTGTCAGCGCCATTTCGCCGTTCTCGCCGACGCGCTCGATCACATGACTCAGCGATCCGTCCGCCTCGTACCGGATTGCGCCCTCTTCGGCGCCGGTGGCGTACAGACTCATGGACTCACCCAAGAAGCGATGCAGTTCCTTGGTGCGCTCGTTGATCTCGTCCGATCGAACCGTAGTGGCCACGTTCGGCAGGAAGCGCATGCGATCGGTCAGCGCCTGCTCAAGGGTTTCGCCCTCGGCGAGTTTCACGTCGATGTCGTTCTGCTGGCGCATCGATCCGGTGCGGTTCATCACGCCGGCGATCATCTGCGGGTTGTTGATGAAGTAGCGATTGACCACCATCGGGTCACCCCCGGCCGGATCTTTGACGGTTCCCGTCTCGACCCACTCCATCGCCTCGGCCAGCAGGGCGCCACGCTGCAGCCTGGCCGTTTTCGCTTGGTCGCTCTCGTTGGTCGGGGTTTTCTTGCCCTGCTCGTAGATGGCCTCCTGAATCATGCCGCTTTCCGCCAGTTCGCGGCGCTGCAGGAACAGGATGTCGGTCACCACTTCGGTCAAGGCGTTGCCCTTGAATGCGGATCCCGGCAGGCGAATGGCGCCCAGCAGCTTGGCCTGCTTCGCCAGTTCGATGCGGTCCTGCGTGCCCTCCTTGTCCATCAGGAAGCGCGAAACCACCATCACCTGAAGCCCGCCCGGACGAACGGCGTCCATGCTGGCGCGGAAAAACTGGTTGTGAATGCTGGCACCGTTCAGTTCCGGGCTGAACTTGAAGCGCAGCGACTCAGCCCCAAACGGCGGGTTGCCGATGGCCAAGTCAAAGCGGTTCTCGGGCAGCGGTAGCTTTTCCAGCCCGGACTGAACGATGTTGGAGCGCGGATAGAGCGCGCCGGCGATGCGCGCCGTCAGGCTGTCGAGCTCGATGCCTGTAACGTGGGTAGTGCCGCGCAGGAATTCCGGCATCAGGCCGATGAAGTTGCCGGTGCCGACGGAAGGCTCCAGCACCAGGCCACCATCAAAGCCCATGCGCGCGGCCGCGCGCCACATGAAGTCGACGACTTCCTTGGCGGTGTAGTGGGCGTTTCTGGTGGAGGCCGACGCGGCGCGCAGTTCGCGCGGCGTGAGCAGACTTTCGAGTTCAGCGACCTCGGCCGCCCAATCCTTCTTGATCTCGCCGGTGACGCCATTGCGGAAGGCGTTGGGAATTCCACCCCAGCCGACGTAGCGCGCGAGCACGCGCTGCTCCGCGGCGGTCGCCCGGCGGCGTTCTGTTTCCAGCGTCTTGAGTAGCTTGATGGCCGCGACGTTATCGCGGTACTTGGTCATCTGGCCGCCCGAACCGAGGGCGACGTCCTCACCGATTACAAAATCGGTGAGCGGGATTACTGGCCGGGGAAGAGCTCCGTCTGTTCCTTCGCCGCCCGATCCTGGTACTCGGCTTCCATCGCCTGCAGTTCCCGGTCCTGTTCCGGATCCCCCGTTGTTCCCTTCTTCTCCGGCGCCAGTAGAATCAGTTGCGGCAGGACGATTTCTTCCGCCTCGTCGAGTCTTGCCCCGCGGTCCATCCAGCCCCTGATTTCCTGCTCCGCTTGCGTTGCCGCCCGCGTCAGTTCCAGATCCACCCGGTCCTCCGCTACCAGCGCCGCCCACTTCGCCGGGAGCCATTCCTGCCAGTGTTCCGCTGCCTTGGCTTTCAGTTCCTGGATCATTGTTCGCTACCTCCTGATTTTCATCATAGACCACTTTCCCGTCTTTGACATCGCCCATGAACTTGACGACGTAGGGCTTCATGGCTTCCAGCGTCGCGCGATCCATGGGTTCATCGGACTGCGACATCAGATACTTCACCAGCGCCTTGACCATTTCGTTCAGATCGGCGCCGGCCTGCTTGAAGTGCGCGATGCCGGCGGCGAAAAGCGGCTTGGCCGCGGCATAGGTTTCCTCGTCGAACGGCGCCCCGAATACCGCCATGCCCAGCGTGCCAGGCTTCGGCTTGAACAGCGCATTCAGGCCCTTGGCGACATCCTTCAGGCCCATGGCCGCGTTCTTGGCGGCACTGGCTCCAGCTTCTCCGGCGGTGCGCGGCGCAGCCCCCAGCGGCGTCGATCCTGCCGGCGCATCAACCTGCGGCGTGACCGGCTTCTTCGTAACCGCCTGCGCCGGAGCCTTGTCCGTCGTCGCCTTTCCGCTGATTCTGTCGTATGGGGCAACTATCTCCCTGTTGTCTGCAAGTTGAACCTTCCCGCCACCAGACCCATCAAGTGCTGCGCCGAGGTATCGGCCGTTTCCTGTCATCTTCCCGTTGGCATCGACTACATTCACCCAATCGCCGACTCCGAAAGCCGGCGCTGCGGCCGACCTTCCCTCATAGGACCGCATTTCTGCGTCAAGCTCGTCGTTCTGCCCGTCGGCCCCTTGCTCGAGCGCCTGCTGGCGCAGACCGCGAATCTCGCGCTCAATCTCACTTTCCTTGGCGCGCAAGTCGGCGGTCTTTTTCCGGTTGGCGTCAGATACCCCGCCAGAAACTTGCTCAATCTCGTTGCGCGTTTCACGCAGCCTGCGCTTGGCGTTTTCTATCTTTTTGGTGACCCCGGCTTCCGCCGTCTCGCCAGCGCCGACTTTCACCAACTCGCTGGTGATGACGTCCAGACGCTTGCCATCGCCATTGACGATGCGGGCGATGCTTGAGGCGTCCATGCCGGGCAGTTGGCGCTTGAACAACAATTCAACCGTCGATTCGCCGATGGTCCGGTTGGGAACATTCACCCGGTCGCCGGGCTTGAATCCGTCAAGCGACTCCATTGGCGCGGAGTTTCTGGCGTCAGGCCCGCCACCATAAAGGCCAGCGACCGGCGCCGCGGCAGCCTTGTCGTCTGCCGCTAGCCTGGCGGCAAGATCCTCCATACCGAGATCGTGAATTGCGACCTTGTATTCCTCGATCAGCTTCTTCTGGCGCTCGATGCGTCCGTTCAGCCGGTCGTCGGCGTAATTCCCTTGCTTCTGGTGCTGCGCCTGCATTTCGTCCAGATCCTGCCTGGCTTGCGTCAGGCCGGCGGTCTGGTCGGCCAGCAGCGCCAGCTTCTCGGGCGTCAGGGTGAGCTTGTCCTCGACGTCGTTGATGGTCATGCCGACGATGTTGCGGCCGGCGCCGACCTGGCGGAAGCTGAAACGCGCCTCGCGGCCGTTCTTCACCAGCTTGGCGTCATCCTTGATCCAGCCAAGGTTCTGCATTTCCTTGCGAACCGCGAGCAGCCGCTCCTGGAAGTAGGCGTCGAATTCGTCCTGATACTCGTCAAGGATCTCGGGATTGGCCAGCGCGGCGGCGTAGCCTTCCGGCGTGGTCGGATTCTTGATCTTGGCCTTGATCGTGGCCATCGTCTCGGCGGCACGCAGGGCATAGCCGACGGCCTCATAGGGCTTATCGACGACGCGGGCCACCTGGCCAGACGTGCGCAGCGATACCGGCTCGCCGTCGTTGCGGTGGCCTTCGGTGTAGTCGTTGCGGACGGTGTAGTCGCTGTCCTCGATCCTCACCGACGTACCGGCTTTGATCAGGACCGTTTTCCATGGGTCCGGCGTGGCCACGATCGGCGCGTCGCCGAACAGTTCATCGACGGCGTTGTCGAACATCGCCCCAATATCGGGCTCGTCGGCAGCGTCGCGCGCCTCGAGCTCGGCGCGGGCCTTCTCGCCGGCCGGCGTTTCGGTGTCGGCAATGCGCTCGAGGGCGCCGTCGTTCATGTCGGCAACGGGCTTGCCGACGATCGTCGGGTTCTTCGCGGCAAGCGCGGCCTCAAGCTGGGGAATGATCAGCGTTGCAGCACCCAGCGGCGACGGGTTGCCGTTGCCGGAGCGCCATGTCCAGCCACCGCTCGATTCCTTGCGATAGACGTAGTGGTTCTCCGGCAACATGACTTCGTTGGGGAAAAGCGCGATCTGCGGCGCTGGCGCGGCGGTAGATCCGCCCAGCTTGCCGGCAATGGCGATGCTCGGGTCGTCGTTGTAGAAGCTCCAGACCTTCTTGGGGCCATACCAGCGGCCGCCCATGGCCTTCAGCATGCCGGAATGCTCCCGCGTGTTGCCGGAGACTTCCCAAACAGGATTGTTGTTCTTCGTCGTGGTCTTGGTCACCACCAGGCCGGCAGCCTTGATGGCGCCAGCGGTATCCACCGGGGCAGCGGCCGCGGCGGCGTCCTGCGGGGTTGCTGCAGTCTTGGCGGCTGGCTTCGGCGCAATCTTCTCGGCCTCGGCCGGGTTCTTGGCTGCCCACTCGTCCCATACGGCTTGCTTCTCGACGGCCGAGGCGTCGCTGCGCTCGGCGGCGCGCTTGTGTTCGGCGATGGCCGACGACTTTCTGGCGCGATGGGCCTTGGCGCGGAAATTCTGCGCCGATTGCTTGTCGTAGCCGATGCTGCGGTGAAGACTCTCCGGCTCCATGGCGCGGCCATTGACGACTGGATCCATCACCACGGACTCCGGGCGGCTTTCCTCGGTCTTCATCTGGTCCGGGCCGGCGTAAAGCTCGGTGCCGTTGTCGCTACGGACGTTGTAGTGGTAGGTCGTCCATTCGCTCTTGACGCCCCGGGCGAGTCCGATCGCCACCATGCGACTCTTGGTGACGTCGGTAACCTCGCCATGGCGGCCGGAAAACTGGCCGCCGGTGATCTCGACGCGATCGCCGACCTTGCGGATCGGATTTCCCTTGTCGTCGACGGTCGGCTCGGCGGCTTCATCGGCACCAGCGGCGGCCGGTTCCGCAGCGGCAGGGCCGACGCCGGCGGCGGCATTCAGCTTCTTGTCGAGTTCGCGCTGCATGGTCACGATCGCATCCGGCTGGACGCCAAATCGGTCGTACAGCGCCTGCATCGTCGCCTTGTGCCCGGCCCTCGACTTCGGCACCTTGGCTCCGGTCAGTGCCTCGAGGATGGTTTGACGCGCGGCCTCGGCATTGGGGCCGTAAAGCCGGTTGGCCACTTCCACGCCGTACATGCGGCTGCCTTTTTCGGCGGTCGCCAGGATCAGTTTCGCCAGTTCGGCATCGTCGGCGACAGCCTTGACGGACGGCGTGCCGGCGGTTTCCGTGCCCTTGAGCAACTTCTCTAGCTTTGGACCGGCTGGGGCGTCTTGCTGCGGCGCTTCCGGTTGGCCTTGCTGGGCTTGATCGGTTTCGTTGCCATCTGCTGCCTCCTTTTCCTCGGCTTCGAGGCGATTCACGATGCGATTCAGGACTTCGGTAAGAGCCGCTTCATTCTTGAAGCCGCTGACGTGCGACTTGACCTTGCCGTTCCGGATGTCTTCTCCGGCGGCGCGGCGCTTGAGCAGTTCGACGATCTTGTCCAGTGCCCGGCGGTTCTGCGTGCGGCCCTTGAAGTGGATCAGGTTGACGATCTCGTCGTGCAGCCAATGAGCATCGGCAGCCGCGCCGCCCTGGCTGGACGCTACTCCAGCATTACCGGGTTCCGATGGTACCGGGGCAAGGCTTTCCGCTACAGGAGCGGCGGGCTGTTTCTCCGAATTGTCGCGCTGCCCTATTGGCACATAGACGGGCTCGGCATTGGGAACGTAATCGTCGCCCCGCCATACCTTGCCGTTGTAACTGACGTAGGCAACCTGCTTGCCGGTCTGGTCGAAGATCGGGAGGTTGCTGACCTCGGACGATCCGACGCCGGTTTCATCCCGGAACGCCTCCCACTTCTCGGAAGCGTCCTGCATGCTATCGACCTGGTAGCGCTGGCCATCGAACTCGACGAAAAGCTGCTCGCGCAACGCCGGCAGGACGCCCTTCGGCTCCCCTGGCTCCGCATTGATCTCGACAATCACCCGCTCGTCGCCGCCTTCCGGCTGCCTGATCGTGACCTCCTCACCAGGGAGAACATCACCGACCTGGCGCGCTACTTCGTCCTGCATTACGCCAGGCAGCTCGCTGAACAGTACTACCTTGCCAGATGGGATATCGAACATTTCGCGCATCGCCTGACCGTCGGCGATGAAGTTTGACGCGAACAGTTCGGCGACGCGCACCGAGTTCGCGGCAGAGCCTGCCTTTTCCTTTGTGAGCTCGCGAATGGCTGCGTTGGCGGCGTCGTCGTCGAGATCCATGTAGTAGAAATCTTCGACGGCCTCGTCGATCTGAGCCGCGGTCACTCCGGCCTTGACGGCGGCCTCGATCGCACTTCGGTCAAGCCGGTCGTACTTGCCGGAGATCGCCAGCGCAGGATTGTCGACGGCGTTGTTGGCCATGAAGAAGCCATAGGCGAAGCCTTCCGGCGTCGCGCTGCGGGCGTTCTTGGTGGCTTGGCTCTTGCCGCCGTACTGGCTGTGCATCTTCGAGCCTTCGGTCGGCTCCACCGGCGCAACGGGCAGATCCGCATTGAAGCGGCCCCAAATCAGGGTCTTCTTGGTGTAGGTGTCGCCCAAGTGGTTGGGATCGAACGACAGGCGCCAAGGCGGCAGTCCGGTCAGTTCCTCAATGCGGCCGACCGGGTTCTCCAGCGCCCAAATTGACGGCTTGAAGTATTCGATGGTGGCCAGCGTCGTGTTGACCAGCTTGATCGACGACACGGTGCGGCCGTCGGCATCCTTGGCGGCAAAATGCCTGGCACCGCTGACGGCGAAGTCCGTGCACGGACAGGCGGCCAGGATGGCGTGGACGTCGAGGCCGTCGAAACTGCCGAAAATGTCGTTGAAGAAGTCCGTCGAGAAGTTATTGATGTCGCCGAGATTGATAGTCTCGCCATTGTGCTCGGCCTGATCGCCATTCTGGATGTCGAAGCGATACACCTGATAGCCGGCCTCTTCCCATGGCTGCGACCACTTTCCGGTCAGGTCGAATAGGGAAATCACGATCTTCTGACTGTTGGCGCTGCGCGTCTCGTCGTTGTCGTACTGCGCAGCAGCGCGATCGCGCCATTCCTGCACGCGCTCCTTCGCTTGGGCTGGCGTCAGCCATCCGCTTTTCGCGACCTCGGCGTCGGCCTTGGTCTTGAGGCGAACAATCTCGCTCTTGGTTGGCGCGTCGAAGATGTGAGTGACTTCGGCATCGTCGCCGCGATCGATGGCGTCACGGAACGCCTTGGCGATCTGCTTGAGCTCGGCAACGGTGACGCCGGTGTCGTCCTTGACGTGTTCCGGGGCGGTGGCGTTTTCGTGCTGCGTGGTTTCGATCCGCTCGATGGTGTTGCTCTTCGAGTCAAGAATCAGGACTTCCTTCTCGGTGCGCTCGCGCGGCGTCGGATCTAGCTTGACGTACCAGCCGGCGAAATGGCCCTTGGTCACAACGCCATCGCGCAGCGGGATTACTTCGGACTGACTCAAACTGTCGCGAGACACGCGAACACGGGTACCAACGGGGAAGCGCTCGAGCAAGCGCGTCTCGTCGCCGGCAAGGGTTCCGGTAGATGCCGCCGGTTCTTTGGTAGCAACTGCCGTGGAATCCTCGGCAGTTGCCGTCTCGCCATCACCACCGGCACGCCTCGCCGACGCCACCGGCGCCGCCCCACGGCTGTACTTGTTCCGCGTCGGGTGCGATTCGATCTCGACCTCGTAGGACGGGGCCAGGCCAGATCCACCGACGTCCGGCATACGGGAGACGACTGTACCGGTGGCGACGACGCCATCCACGTCCCACTCGATGCGATCGCCGGCCTTGAACTCGCCAGACTGAGGCGCAGAAGTCGCTGCTTGAGGCGCTTGCGCCTTGCTCGGGACATAAGAAAGCGGCCGCTTCGTGGCGGCAGACTTCACCCAGGCGCGGAATGCGGCCATGGGAAGCGATGAAATCGCGCCCAGCCCGTCCCATCCGGCTTGGTAGTTCGCCAGGTAGGCGGCGCGCGCCTCGCTCTCGGTGGCTGGGCCGAGGACAATCTTGTGCTCGTCGAAGCTGCCGTCCTTGTTCTTCTGGTCGATTACCCAAACCATCTGCGCCGCCTCGGCGCCAGGCGTCACGAAGACGTCGACGTGATCCTTGTCAGCCCCCACCGTGCCGCGAACGTAGCCGTAGTGATGGGCCAGCTTGTTCTCCCACTTCTTGCCGTCCGGCGAAACTCCGGAGCGCACGGACCCCTGCGGGTTCTCGATGCTGATGTCGAGCCCTTGGATGGTGATGTGACCCTTGGCGTAGTTGCCGGCTTCCTTCTGGCCTTCGGTAGGCTGCGGTTTGTCGTTCAGGGGGGATGTGGCGGCCTCGTGTGCCGCGGCCTCGATCTCGGGGTGCGGATCCGGATCGGCGGCCATCAATTGCTCGATCGTGTCGAAGTCGAGCGCGGCCCGCTTGTCGCCGCCAATCTCTTTGGCGATGTTGATGTAGCCGGCCTGCAGGTTTTCGATGGAGAGTTTATCGGCGACCTCGCGCGACTTGCCGCGGATCTCGCTCAACACGAAGCGGCCGGCGTCCTTGAACGTCAGGTAGCCCAGCTTCGCCGCCGCCCGGAAGATCTTGGACATGATCGGAATCAGCCGCGCCTCTTCCTCGGGCAGCATATTGGCCTTGCCGCCCATCAGGGAGATCAGTTCGTCGATGCCCTGGCCGAGCTCTGCCATTGCTGCGTCGCGCTCGGACGGCGCGGCACCAAATGCCTCATCGACGGCATCGTCAAACATCTTCCCGATGTCTTCGGCGTCGGCTTGCTTGGGCGCAGCCGGGCGATTGGCGGCCTCGATCTCGGCATACTTAGCCGGATCCTTCGCCTTGAAGGCGGCCACAACGCTGGCGGCGATCTCGCTGCGCTGGGTGCGTAGATCGCGAAGATGGTCCTCGATGGCCAGGATGTTCGCGGCGTCCTCGGACTTGCCGCGCGACTGGTAGATCTTCGACGCCTCGACGACCTCGCTCTCGTCGAAGTTCTTGAAGTCCTTGGCCTGGCGCAGCAGGCAGTTTGCAAGTTTGGTCATCGAATCAGCCCTTGGGAAACCAGCACGTTCAGAATGATAGCAATCTCGCCCTCTTCGATCGCCTGCTGCTTGAGAAATTTGTTGCGCTTATTCGTGCGTTCGCGCTGTTTGATGTCGCCACCGCCGGCGCCGCCGCGCTTCTTGACCGGTTCTTCCTCGATCTCGTACAGCGGACCCCAAGACCAGCCCCATGTGCCACCCCATGCAGAAGCGGAGCCCCATGCACCGCCCCATGCGTCCGAGTTGGGATTTAAACGGGAACCCACGGATTGCCCGGGTCGGTCATGTTCCCGTCTGCATCGAACGTCGGCGGGATACCGGCCCCGCCAATCGGACCGCTATTGACCTCTTTGACGTTGCTGCTGATCGGATCCGCAGCCGCCGCCGCCAGGACGTAGGCCGCAAGCGATTCCTTGAGCGCGGCCGGCATCGATGCCCATAGCGTGTCGTAATCCACGCCGCCGGATCCCGCCGTCTGGAGCAGGCTTTGCGCCTCGGTGCCGCCAATGAGGTACCGCCATACCGCATCGCCGACGTTCGCCGTACTCAAGCCGGTGCCAGTCACCACAATGTCGATTTCCATGTTGCCGTAGGCCGCGATCGTCGCCTCCAGATCGCCCTGACCAAGCAGATCGACGGCCATCGAGGCAATACCGTTCATCGAGGCATTCAGGTCGCCGGACCCGTCGAAGTCGACCGACATATTGAGCAGGCCGACAATGCCGGCGGTGAGCGAACCGCTCCCGCTCATGGCGCAGGCCATGGAAACCACAAGGGCCGCGGTCGCTTCCATATCGCCGAATCCGGTCATATCGACTGCCATGGCGCGGGCTGGGATCAGGTCGGCGCTGATGCTGCCGGCGCCCACGGTACGCATGGACATCGCGCCGGCCTTCTGCGGCAGCATCCAGCTTGCCGGCGGCAGGTTGCCGATCGGGCGCCCTGCGTACTCACCAAACAGGCCCGACGAGGCGCGCTGAATGCCGGTCGGCATGCGACCGTTGAAGCACGACCCGCCGCCGTTATAGATGGTCGTCAGCGCACCCAGGCCGCGCTTGAACGGCGTATTGCCGAGGCGGTACCCGTTGTTGTAGAGCGCCATCAGGCCCTCACGATCTCCGCAGCTTCCGGCATGCCGGCGGCGTCGAGCTTGTCGGCGTCGATTTCCTTCTGCTTCGCGGCAATCAGCGCGGCCAGGCGGTAGGTGTCACCCTTCCACTGTAAGAAGTCGGCGATCAGGTCGAGTAGCGGCTTGTCCATATCAACCCCAGGCGTGAGCGGATTCAGCCAACAGCGGCGCGTTGGCAGTAGTGGCGCCGGTGTTCATCAGCATCCATTGCAGGCAGGCGCCGTCGCGGATTCGCGCGAGGCTCGGCAACGCATTGACGAATTCAGCGACCTGGTGAATGCCGGATGCCGGCAGCGGAATTCCGAACAGCGGCTTGACCAGGTGCAGCACCAACTGCCCCGAGCCGGTATAGGCGGTGCCGCCGGAGAACGTGAAGGATTCCAGGTCGGAGATCCCCGTATCGCCGGCAGCCAGTGGAAGGAACGGCGCGTAGCGTGTCGCGGCACCGCCCGAGTGCGGCACGGCGCCAATGACCGGCGTTGCGGCCATACCTACCGTGACCGGGCAGGTCTTGCTGGCGCCGGAGACGTTCTTGTAACCGAAGGCCGTCATGTTCGGGCCGCCGGCCGTCGGCGCGACTTCGGTTGAGAAGAAAGCGCGCAAGCCGACTCCGTTCGGGTATCGATCGACCTTCGCCGCCGTTGCCGCGATCGGCGTCATGGTGATGGTGCGGCCGGTCGTGCCGGTGACGTCGGCGCCGGTGATCGGCACATAGCCGACTTGATCGACGGCCATCAGGAACCAGGGCGCACCCGCCGCGGCGACGATGTTCGCGCCGGCATAAAGGAAGTGCTTGGTCATCGTTGCCACGTCGCCGCCGTGTTGGAAAGCGCCATCGGCCCAGGTATCGTCCGTTGGCACAAAGGTAAGCGACGTGCCAGGGTAAGCACTGGCCGGCTCACTTCCGGCGAACACGCCGAGGTTCGTCCAGAACGCGGCGACTTGCGCCGTGCTGATGGTCTTGAAACGAACGTCGTATTGCGACTGCCCGTTATTGGTTACGTCGTCGATCAAGGCGTCTTGCGAATTCCATCCCATGTTATTGCTCCCAAAATGATTCGATGTAGCCGACCAGCGGCGCGGAGGCCAGCGACCCGGCCACGCCGCAGCCGATCCAGCCCAAGAATGCGTTGTCTTCGAGCTTGCGCGATCCCGCGCGGCTGCGAATGCGCTCGATCTCGGCGGCATCGCCGTAGGATTCGGTCGGCGAGGATGTCGGCCGGCGGCACTCTTCGCTGGCGTAGCTCATTTCAATGGGCTTGACCAGCACCAGCGCAGCTAAGCCACCGTTGGCGACATTGACGGTGAAGGACACAACTCGCTTGACGCCGCGCACGCCGGCATTGAGCGGAATGAGCGGCGAGATCCCGGCCGCATTCCTTACCGCGGAACACAGCGCGCCGGAGGGCTGCGCGGCGGGGCAATACACAACCTCGGTTGTGTATTCCACATCATCCGTGCCGATGTACTTGACGGTGTAGCTGCCACCGCCCACGGTCGGCGCCTGCGCGACCATCATCATCTGCACACCGACGCCATCGGTGTAACGGTCAAGCGCAACGGTGTTGTCGAATACCTGTTCTTCGCCGGCCGCATCCAGGTCGACAAACGGGTAGTACAGCAGGTAATCCAGCAGCATCAATGCCTGGTTCTGATTCGTGGTGCCAGTGACACTCGCCGCGGCGGACATGACCACCAGCTTTTTCAGCCAGCGCGGGGTGTCTTGCGCCGGTACGAAAATGCCATTGAGCGGATCAAGCCGCGCCGCCACCAGCGGCGAGCTGGCGTAATAGTTCGGCACCGGAACGCCGGAGGCCGTTGAATAATCGAACCATTGGCCGGCAATGGTCGCGGTCGAGGCCGGCACCTTGCGGAAGAACGACAGCCAGGAGCGGCCGTCCTCTTCGGAATCGGCCCAGGCTTTGACGGTGCGAAAGCCGCCCATCAGATGCTGCGCCCGGTCAGCGCCGACAGGAACTGGCGCAGCGTCAGGGTCAGGCGGATCGCGCCGCGCTGCAGCGGGCTCATGGCTTCCAGCGCACCCTTGCCGCGCAGCGTGACCTTGCGGTTCGCCCAGATCGGCGCGGTGGTGTGGTCGCAGGAAAACGCCTTGAGCGGTTCGACGCCCTCGCCTTGCGGCGTGACCTTGACGGCCGCGCCGCAGACGCTGCACTCGTAGAGGGGCGGGAAGCGTGGCGGCTTGCCATCAAGCGGGGCATAAAACCTGCGCGAATGCCCGCACGACAATGTTGCGACACCACCCGCCAGCATGCCGGGAGCGCCGCACTCGTCACAGAAAATCTCAGAGGCCATCAGGTTTCCGTAACCGTCACCGACCCGGCCGGGAAGCGCGGCTGGATCTGGTTGCTCACAGCAATGGGCGCATTCAGGTCGCCGTAGTGCAGGATCACCGACGCGCCTGCTCCCATGGTGTTTGCCGCCGACGTGATGGTGTTGCCTGACGCGCCGCACTGAGCAAACGGTATATCGGCGGCGTTGTTAGTCGCCCCGCCCGCCGCCGCGGTCCAACCAACCCCGCTCCGCGGAACATCGACCGGCACATAGTTGGTGTAGGTTGCCTCGTTGGCGCTACCGTTGTCGGAGGCGGCGTAACTCGCCGTCGCCAGGCGCATCTTGATGTTGGTGATCGGACTAGCCGCGGCGTTGTCCGCCAAGTTGGCGATCGCCGTGGCGCGATAGATCAGATTGATTAGACTGTTGCAGAATGCGGTTCCTTTTGGCATGACTAACTCCTTGTCCTTTTGTTTCGGCCTACTGGATTAACTGCGAACACTACCTTTTTGATGCACCGGGGAAATAATGAGCTTCGTCATGATTCCGGCCAGATCGCGCTTTATCTCAACCTCAAAAGCGCGCGGCTTCATGGCGTCGGTGAGGGTCGCGACGACCTCCTGAAGCGCAGCAGTCGCGTCGCCCTGCGCCGTCGTGGCTTTCACCATGGCGTCGGCGATCCCCTCGAAGCCCTTGGTTTCGATTACCAGGGGCTTGCGCTCCTTTGGTGGCGGCTTGGGTGCTGGCTTCGGCGCCTGCGGTGCGGCTATCTTCTTCATGCCGCAGCCTTCACGCAGGCCAGCAACTTCTCATAGACGCTGATCTCTTCGTCGAGATCGGCCAGCGCCTGGGTTGCCGATACTTCTACCGTCTTCACTTCATCGCCGACCATCTGCTCCACCGGAACCTTGATCTTCTTCATCAGCTTCGGCGGCACGTCGTTGATCGACACTAGCGGCTCATTGGCGGCTGCTTCCGTGGTTACCTTGACGTTGGAGTTGGTCTTGGCGATACCGTTCTCGATAAGTCGGCCAAGGTTCGCGGCAATACTATCGGCGTCGGTCTCCGGCATCTGCGCAAATCCCGCTTCCGGATCGATGCCCTGATTTGTATTCGGCGCGGTGTAAGCCTGGCCATTTCGATATTCGATAATTGTCTTGTCGAGGCCCTCGCCCATACCGCCAACTTGAACCAGCCTTTTGCTCTGGATTTTCTTGCCGTCACGCTCAATAGTCTTCTCGACAACACGATATTCTTCGTCGGCCACATCGGTCGTGATCGTGTCGCCGTCTTTTGCACCATTGAACCAAGCCAACAACTTTTTCCGCCAGGAGTTTTTCTTATTAACAGCGGCCTGACTTTCCGCTCGTACTCTCTCACGCTGATCTGCTGCGCGCTTCTCTTGATCTTCCGCCGCCTTTTTCTCAAAGTAGGCGTTGTATTCCGGAGTGCCTGGCTTCAGTCCATCCGGAACTACTGCCTGTTCGGCGCCTGTTCCAGAAGCCAAAGCCTCTCCGCTGCCGGATGCAGGAACTTCGGCAGCGGGATTTCCTCCAGGTGCGGGCTGCACATTTCCGTCAGTAGGTGCCAGTGCTGAGCTTCTTGGTAGGACATCACCTTGTCCCTGACCGCCTTGCGCAGCCAGCCCGGCATTCTCTGCTGCTGGTGCGGCTGGAGTTGCTGACCCATTTGCGGCCTCCTTCTTGAGCTTCTTCAGCCTGGCCTTCGCCGCCGGCGTGGTGGCTGTGACCTGATCGAGCGGCACGCCATCCTGTACCTGCTGGTTGATCGCGACAGCCCCAAGTGGCAATGCGGGGCGCGAGGCAATGGCGGTAGCTTCCGACTTCTTCAGGTCGCGGAATTCCAGTTCGAGCGCCACGCTCTCGGCAACGCGCTGCTGTTCAGGCGTCAGCGGAATGCCTTGCTGCGCCTTCCACGCGAAAGAGTCGGCGACGTTCGTCAGATGCTCGTCCGGCACGTTCTCCAGCGCACGCGAGTTGAGTTTCTCGCTGCGCGCCTCGGCGTCGGCCATTTCCTGCGTGAAGCGGGCTATCTCGGCATCGTTTCGCGCGGCAAGGGGATCAATCGGAGGAACAGCAGTTTGAACAGGCGAACTCCCGGATGCTTGAGCGGCGCCTTGGCCCCCCATAGGAACTTGCGTCCCCGGCGGTGGCGCTCCAGGCGGTACTTGTTGAGTCTGTGCATTTGTGCCTCCTGCGGCATTGGCTGCATTGGTGAGGGGGGAATTCGGCTTGCGCACGGCGTTGGCCAAGGCGAACTCGCCGGCCGTGGTGACAGCGCTGGTGCCAAGCGCCATCGCGCCCTCAAGCAGCGCTTCGTTGGTGTTCCAGCCACCACCGGCCAGCCCGGTACCAACATACTCGCCGCCGAACTCGCCGGCAAACTCGGAGCCCATTGCCGCCGCGCCGCGCATGACATTCCCGGCCGTGGTGGCGCTGGCCTGGTACTCGGCAAGCAGCGGCGCCATCGCGGCGCGGTAGGGCGGCGCCTTTGTGGCAGCAGCCACCGCCTGCGGGTTCGCCAGATCGACGCCCATGGAACGCAGGACATTCCGCTCGCCAATCGCCAGCGCCATCGCCGGACGCGCCACGACGGCACCACCCAGCGCCGCCGAGACGGTATCGAAGGCCGCGACCGTGCCGCCCTTGATCAGACCGTACTCGATCAGTGCGTCGCGGTTGCCGGTCAGCCATGCCTCGACGGCTGCCGGGTTGTCGGGGTTCACGCCGTCCTTGGTCATCTTCTCCAGGACGTGCATGCCGCCCTCGACGGCGATCGTGCCCGGCGCGGATCCGGCGCCGAAGCCGAGAACCCCGCCTATGAACGTGCCGACGGGGCCATATCCGGAGCCCACGGCAGCGCCCTTGACGGCGCCCGGGATGCCGCCTACCATGCTCGGCACCATGTTGGCCAGCTGCTCCACGTTGGCCATGGCGAAGCCGGGAATGTTCAGTAGCGCCTTGGCGTACTCTTCCGCGCGCCAGTCGGAATTGAACTTGGCTGCCGAGCCCGGCATCGGGTTTGCGGCGTCGAACTTCGCGTATTCCTTGATGCGCCCGGCCATGCTCTCGTGGTCGCCGATCAGCGCGTCTTTCCAGAGTCCAAGGCCCGTGGTCATCGACTCCCAGCCGCGCACGGCGCTGGTTTTCCATGGGGCGGCGTCGGATTGCTCTTGCGCCGATACCTGCCCGGCGGACAGGATGTTCCCGTAATCGCTGGCGCGCATCGGTTCGTCCGTCCGGCCGACGTTCCATTGGCTCATATCGACGCCAAGGTCTTGCTGGGCAGGCAGCGTTTCTGCTTTGACGGACACCATTCCAGGGTTGAGCGCAGCATCGACGCGCGAACCGATTTTGTTGGTGAATCGGTCTACGTAACCATTGAGATCCAGGATGCCGTCGCTTCGACTGCTGCCCTTGCCTTGCGCCCACAGCATTGCTCCGCCGCGTCCGCCAAAATAGGCCGCCGCCGTCAGTTTCTTCGCATGTTCAGGATCGTCAGTCAGGCCGGACGCCCAGGAGTAATCGTCCTCCACCTTGCGCCGCGCCGCCTTCACGCGATCAACTTCATTGTTGTAGTTCTCGCCCTTTAAGGCGTACTGCTTGAAGGTGTCCGGCATGATCTGCGCGGTACCTCGCGCCCCCTTCGGGCTGGTTGCATCGGGGCCGCTGGCCTCGGTGCCTATCAGCGCCGAGAAGATATCGTCGATATCGTTCCCACCAGAAGAGGATACCTGCCCGCCATCGGGCTTGTACTGGTCAAGGTGGTCGAAGAATGCGCTGCTCATTGTGGATACCCTTTATCCTCAACCCGCCTTGTCAGCGGACTCCAGTCGATGTGATCAGCCTTACCGTTGACTCCAGGAACTATTTTCGGAAATCCGCCAGGACTCCAAACCGTATCTCGTCTTCCCGTATTCCTCTCCGTCGTTGCACTCGCAGGATTTGGCTTGACCCCGCCACGCCTTCCCTCATCTACATGTTTAGCGCGGAACTCTTGGTATTTCGTCGTCGCCAACTCGGCCAGCGTGTTCGCGGCGTCCTTGGCTTCGTTGTACCGCTGCAATCCTTCCTCGCCACCGCCCATACTGTTGATGATGGCCTGCTTGGTCAGTTTGGTACCATTCTTGTCGGCAACTGATCCGCCCCCATCGAGAACGGCGAACTCTTTTGCCGTAGACGTCGCGCGGGCGTACTCCTTGTCCACGCGGAATTTCTCGATCGCAACCGCTTTCTGCTCGGGCGGTCCTGAGTATGAGCGTTCAAGGAAATCGATCGCCTCGCCATCCGACAGCTTTCCGCCGAGGTTATACATGCGGCCATCGATGGTAACCACGCGGCGCGCTTCGCCGTCCTTGGACACGTCGATGTCCTGCTTGATTCCGCCACCGGCATAGCCATTGCGCACCATCCGGTGCGTCACGTCGGCCAGCACGCCAGGAGGCAGGTTGTTGCCGCCAGTAGCCAGATCAGTTGCGATACGCGAGAAGCGCTCGCGATAGTCTTGACGATTGACGCCTTCAACGGGCTTGCCTTTGGCGTCCATCACAACTGGCGTGCCTTCAGGGCCACCCATTGAGTGATTGACGAATTTATCGAAGTCTTCCTGGGTCTTTATGCCTGGAATTCCAAGGTATCCGCCCTGCTCTCCATCACCCGTCTTACTGCTGGCCGCCCGTGCTCCGGTGCCGCCTGCCGCATTGGCACGGCCACCAATCCCGCCGCGCAACAGCGACAGTATGAGGGCCCGGTTCGTCACGGCCTCGATCGAGTCGGCCTTGTTTCCGGCAGCATAGACGGCCTTCACATCCACGTCGGACATGATGGCATCCTTGATCTTGTCGATACCGACCTGCTGGCGCTTCCCATTGACCGAAACATCAAGAACGGCGTTCCCGTTGGCGTCGGCCCCGGCGACCCCGTTGATCTTGTACTTGTGGCCATCGGGATGCACGTTGAACAGTGCCTCAACGGTTCTCCAGTCCTTCATTTCGATGGCTTTGAGCGAGGCCGTGGCGGCAGCCACCTTCGCCTGCTGTTCGATCTTGTTTCCCTCTTCGGTCTTTCCGGTGCTCTTGTACGCATGGGAAAGTTCCACGGCGTTGCGGTACTCGGCGACGGCGAGCGGAGCATCGGGGAAGTCCCTGCGGATCTGTTCAAGGCGCTTCTGTCCGGCCTCGTAAACGTCGCGAATCTTCTGCGCATCCTGATCCTCGCGCTCGCCTCTCGCCAGCACGCGCTTGTTCATCGCATCCTGCTGCTCGTTTCTTGTGACCGACTGCAGGCGCTCCATGGCTTTCCCGGCTTCGTCGGTGTCGCCGACGGCCGAGTAGTGCTCGATCTGGCGCTGCAGTCCGCCGGTATGCCGCTGCGTCGGCGTCGGGGCGTCCTTGTATGGCGTGCCCTCCCGTCCGTCTCCGCGGCCAATGTGATACTTCGTGCCGATATTGGCCGCATTACTGATTGAGTTTGCGGCAGCGGTTCGCTGTTCCTGGTCCGGTTGTTTCGCCCCAAGGCCACCGGGAAGAAAGTCATACGAGTCATATTCTCCAGTCGGACCCGCTTGCTCGGTTGCCGCGTCTCTGTAAGCCTCGATGACACTAGCGTCTTCAGGGTTAGTGACTTCGGAACCGCTTGCATAAGCGTCGCCTGCCTCCTTTTTATCCCACGCATTGCGCAGCATCTCACCCGTTTTCGTGACGGCATTGAATGCCATCGTATCGCCCGCTCTCCATCTCATGATTGCACCTCGACCATTTCGATTCCAAGCATTCCGTAATCGACTGAAGCAAATCCCATGTCGTCGTAAACCACCGCATCCGGCATGACCGCCTCAACTTCGTCGGCCATCACCCCGCGGTAGCGCGTGTCGTCGTCGATGTAGTTGAACTCGTACAACCTCAAACCAGTGCGCTCATCCTTGCCGACAAGCGCGACACTCTCTTTCAGGCGGCGATCCGATGACTTTATCCACGCCGCGCCAAGTTGCCCGGCAAGGCCAAGCCCGGCGCCTAGCAGCCCTCCACCGCTGTCATCCTGCCTGGCGAGTGAAGTCTGAGAACTCAGAATCCCGCTCAAGCCCTGAATGTTCTGCCCCATTCCCGTTTGTTGCATCTGCGCGCCTTGCGCCATGCCGCCTAGCAGTGCTTGACCCGGCTGCATCTGGTTCTGCACCGCCGAGTTGCCCGACTGGTTCGCCAGCGAGTACGCGCCTTGCGAGAAGCCCGGCATGCCCCTGCTCATACCGACGGAGTCGAGTTGCTTGGCCCAATTGATCGCCTTGTCCTGCGTGTTGTAGCCGCGATTGCGAGCAAAGTCCGCTTGCCGCAGTCCTTGATTTGCCGTGGCGGCATTGAGGCCCAATTCGGCGCCCTGCGTGAAGCGGCCTCGGGTCGCGTTGATCTGGTTTTGCCGTGTGCTATTCGCCGCCGCCGCCTGCTGCGAGGCGTTTGCCGTAGCCGACGCACCGCCCATGGCCGCGAGCTTCGCGGGCGAATAGCCGTAGCGCATTCCCTGGCGCAGCGCCTGGTTCAGCGAATTGGCGTAGCCGGCGCGAGAGTCGGCCAGTGCGGTCCCGACCATGTTTTCGATGTTCTTGGCGTCCCGGCCATAGATGTCGGTATCGCTGGCTTCAACCGTGCTGCGCAAGCCCTGCTGCGCCGCCTGAATACCGGCGCGACCTTGAGCATCTAACAGCGCCTGCTCGTCGACAATTCCCTGTTCCTTGGCCCGCTGCGCCGCGTTCGCCTCCATGAGTTGCGTGGCGGCATAGTCATCGGCTTCGTTCTGCAACCTGACGGAATCCGGTTGTCCGGTGTATTCCTGCATCTGGCCGGCAACGGCGGTACCAATGGTTTGATCGCCCGTCACCTTCCCGGCCGCGTCGATCGAGGCGATTACCTGGCCGTTGGCGTCGAGAATGTTTGTGCCGGCCTGTGTCTGGCTGACCGAATAGGACTTGCCGCCCACCGTCGCCGTATTGCCGCTCAGTTGCGCTTGCGGTGCCTTGTAAGCGCGGTCGCTGATCGCCTGCTGCAACAGCTTGGCATTTCCGGTGAAGATCGGATTGCCCTTCTTGTCCGTAGTATAGGAAGCAGCGGGCTTCCCGGCGGCGTTGTAGAGCGTCACCCTGCCATCGGCGGATTCGTCCAGGTAGTAAGCCTGCCCGTTGGCGAAATACTGATTGTCCTTGTAGGCGCCAAGCTGGCCGCCGATCTCGCCCCCGGAATTCCTGGTATTCAGGTAGGCATTGGTGATCGCCGCATTCTTGGAGTTCGTCACGCGGCCCCTGGCGTCGACGTTCCCGATCACCGTGCCAGCGGAATTGAGTAGCGTGGCGCTGCCGTCCTCGGCGGTTCTGACCGTGTAGCCAACCCCGTTGCTAAAGAACTTGTTGCCGACGATCTGGCTGCCAGGGAGTTTGTACCCGGCAGCGGTCTTGGGCGCAGCAGCACTTGCTAGACCAGAGAGGCGCTGATCCAGCGCTGCGAGTTGGGTCTTGTAGTTTTGATCCAGCGCGGCTCTGGCCGGGTCTACCTGCGTCGATGCGACAGATATTGGGTTGCCGTAAGTATCCACGCCTTGCTGCGTAGTCGCTTGTGGCAAGCGTGCCAAGTCGTTTGCGTAGGTGGTCGCCAATGAGGTCCGCTGCGCATTCAGTTCGTCCCGTTGGGCCTGTGCGCTGCGCTGTTGCGCCGCCTGTTGGTCAGCGAGTTGTTTCTGCTGATTGGCGGTAAAGGCTTCCTTGCCGCGAGCAGCGTCGACCGCGTTGAGCTTGGATTGGTAGCTCGATAAACCCCCGGCACTGAGGCCAAAGGCATCGGCCATCATCGCCCGTTCGGCGGGGCGGATTGAGCGACTGTAGTTGTAGTAGTCGTCGCCCTGCCGCTTGGTTTGCGCCATCAAGTCGAGTTGCGCGTCGACAACAGGCTTTGTTGTGGCGTAGTTGAGTTCATACTGGCGCTTGGATTCGGCGAGTTGCTTATTCCCAAGATCGGCGCCCAATTGCGCGGCTTTCTCCGAGGCGGCAGCCATTTGGGAATAGTCGGGTGGGTCGGGTGAATCTTTGCCTCCCCCGTGATACATGGCAAGCCCATCACGCCCGCGACGCGACATATCGCCAATCGGCTCGCCCATGGCTTCCAGTTGTCGCCTGCTCAGATATGTCATGTCAAACCCCTAGCCAGCGACAATCGTCGCGGTGCATTTGAAAAAGTACCAAGTCTTCCTTGCCGTCCCACGCCAGAGGGATTCGGGCAAGCTCCGTGAAACCGATGTGCCGCGTAAAGCGCAGCGATGCGTCATTCATTGCCGATACGGGATTGATCAGCACCTTGAGGTTGAGGAAATTGAATGCGTAGTCAAAACAGGCCCGCAAGAATTCGCGATTGAGCCAGTATTTCCCGGTGCCGGCGCAGTGCATCGAGCCACGGGCGTTCGGCACATAGCCGTCAATGACGATTCCCGCCACCAGTTCGCCGTCCTTTTCCAGCCCCAAGGCTGCCGCAGTTGTCCACGGATCGTCGCGCCCCACTCTCTCGGCCACCCAGGCACCGACACGCGCACGGTCGTTGGTGACGAGGCGCTTCATTCCTGCAGCTTCCTGACGATGGCGTTGATCGCGGCGATGATTTCCGCCGCCGTCGCCGTGTCGGCTAAAAGAGTGAGCTCCCCGCCGCGCTGCCCCATGTGTTCTTCCTGGTTCTCCTTGAGCGCGCGTAGCACGCGCAGCAAAGGCTCATCGACAGCAGGAAGCTGAGGAATTGGGCGCTTCATCAAGCGGCCCTCAGTGCATTCATGGTCTCGGCCATCAGGACGTATCCCACGCGGCCCTGCGCGTTGATCTTCACGTTCGGGCGGTCCATCTTCAGGCCGGCAGGCAAGCGGAAGGCGCCGATAGATTCAATCACGCCAGACCAGATCAACTCCGTGCCGTCGTACAGGGTAAAGGTGATGCTCGATCCGTCGGGAAACTCCGGCAGGACGGCGGCGTTCGAGGCGTTGAAAGGCTGTGTGTTGAAGGCGAGGAAGTTGAACCCGCCGTGCATGTTGTCTGCCGCCAAGAGCGCCACATTCTCGGCTGTCGCCGCAACTCGTGCCGCCGCAATCGCATCGGCCGCCTGCGGGGTCAGTCCGGTATCGAACACCACCTTGGCCGCGCCAAAGTTGCAGGGCTCGGCAAGCACGAATTCCTTGCTGCGCCATTCCATCGTCAGCGGGGTCGCCTCGTCGGAATCGAAGGCACAGATTCCGCTCGTGGTCGTGACCCACATATCGCCGGAGGTTTCATCGACGTAGAGCGCGTTCGCCGAGACATCGAGCGTCGTCAGTTGCTGGTACGGGAAGTTGAAGCACAGCATCCGCTGATTGGCGTCGTCATCGACATAGCCGACGAAGATGCGATCCTGCATGTGCGCCGAGAACATCGTCGCCGGGTTGTAGGTCTGCCACTCGTCCTGCGTGAACCACAAGGAAGTCACGATCTGCACCTGGCCGCCCGCCACCGCGGCCATGCCCGACTTGGTAGCGAAGTAACACGCATTGCCGTCAGAGACGATGGAACGCTTCGCCAAGCCGGGGTAAATGCCGGCGAGCTTCTGGTTATACATCGTGCTCGGATCGGTTCCCGTCACCAGATAGGGGTTCGCCGTCGTCACTCCCACCACGTCAGTACCGGACAGGCCTACCCCCACCAGCGGAAAGTCGCAGCCGAACTGATACGCAGCCGGGAAGGCATGAGGCTGGTACGGTTCGGAGAAGCAGATCAAGGTGCCAGAGATCCCCACCAGCGATCCGGAAGGCGTGACGCGCAGGCACGTCAGATCGGCCGGCGGCGGTTCCCATCCATCGGTCACCAGATCGTCGCCGGGTATGTTCGCGTCGAGGATCGTGTCGTCGTAGGTCGTGCCCGAGATATTGTCGGCGACCAGTTGAAAGGCTCCCGTCGTGCCGGACGTGCGATAGAGGCGCCGCACCATACCGGAAATGTTCCACGCCACCGTTCGCGTCCAGGTGCCGCCGGAGATATAAGCGGTCGCGGAAGCGAGCTTGACCTTGAAGGTCGTCGCGGAAGGCACCGCGTAAATCGTGTGCGTCGTGTTCAGTTCCACCATGCCGACCACTGAGGCAACGGTGACCTGATCGTTCTTGCGCAGGTTGTGCGCGGCGGAACAGGTGACGGTGACGACGCCCGCAGAGAATGTCGCGCCGGTGATCGTCCCGGTGTTGAGCGGCAGCGGCGACATCGCCGTGATTGCCCATGTACCATCGACCTTGCCGGTGTAGATGGTCGAGATAGCCGACGGTCCCGACTCTTCCCCGGTCGCCGGGTTGTAGTAGGTGTAGCAGTAGAAGCGCGAGACGGCCGCGCCCGTGCCGCCCGAGTGAGAGACGGAAGGCGCGGCGGCCGGACGGGGAATACCCAGCGCGTAGGAAGTATTCGGATAGTCGAGAAGCCCGCCGTTCGTGATGTTGGCGTAAGTCCCATAGCGCGGGCAGACATCGCCCGTCCAGGCAAAGCGGGCATCGTTCTCCACGTCGAAGGGCATGCGCACACAGTCGGTATCCGCATCCCATGCGAGCCATTCATCCACCGCCGATCCATCCGAAGCCACATCCACCGCGTTGTAGATCGACAGGAACGGCCCTGGCCGATCCGGTTGTTGAGTGATGGGCCACACGCCGTTGTAGGGCGTCATTTCGCCCGACGTGAGCTTGAGGTTGTTCGCCGTCTGCCCCGCGTTGTTCGGCAAAGACCGTGGCGCGGTCTTCGGGATAATGCCGATCGGGTTCTCTAGCTTGATGGTGGGCATCAGAACTGCCTCGCTGGAACCGAGAAATCGCCCGTGTAACGCGCCACGCCTTTGGTGACTCGCACATCATCGATGTAGCCGGCAAAAGCATTTGCGGCGGTTTGACGCGAGCCGATGCGGATATAGGCGTCGGCAAACGTGATGCTGCAAGTGAAGGTAAATTGCAGGGCACCGCCAATATAGACAGAGCAACCGCTTGCAGCGGTCGAGTTCCTGACAACGGCGACGTGATACCAGTTCCCCGTCGTCATGGTTTCAGCCCCGGAGCCGGCAGTTGTCGCCGCCCCCGTTTGCTCGATGCTGATCTTTCCCTGCGCGGAAGTGATGTGCTTGATCGACAGGTAGTTCGACGCATCAACAATGGCCAGCATGTCGTCTGTCGCATCGGCCAGCGCGGTGGCGTTTAACCAGAATTCAATCGTGAATGTTCCGCTGCCGAGATCGTAGAACGCATTGGCGACGCTGGCGAGCGTACTGATGTAATCGCCGGTTCCATCGAACTTGGCGCTGGAGTTGCCAAACAAGGTTCTCGCTACATCCGTATTCGCGGCATCCCCGGTATCGATCTGCGCATTCCCGGAAGCGGTCAGATTGAGGCCGGAAACAGCATCGGTGAATGTCGTGCTGGCATCCGTACCGTTCGCGTTGAGCAGTAGGATCGTGTCGCTCCAGGACGGGTCTTCGTAGCGGCTGTCTGGGTACGGCGCGGATGGGACGGGGCACGTTGTTCCTGCGTAGCGCCCAATACCCGTGGTGACGCGAAAATCGTCTATGTACCCGTAAAAATATCTTAGTGCTCCGACGCTCCCTAAAGCAAACGTCGTATCCCATCCAGGTGCTTGAAACGCGAAATTACCCGGTCCTATAACCCTCGTTCCATCGAGGTACACCTCGGTGTTGCCCCATGTGCCTCTATCAACAACCGCAAAGTGGTGCCAAGTATTTAGGCTGACAATGCCGGCGGAAGACGTGATGGCCTGCGAAGTATTCGACCAGTAGCGTAAATCTCCGGCGCCGACAGCGTTCATTTGTAGTTCGGTACTGCTGCTGCCGTTGTTAAAGATGCTCTGAATAGACGCATCATAGGTAGGGTAAAACCATCCCTCAATAGTGAAAGGTGTTGATGGGTTGGTGTTTGCCGGAACCGTCAGCACGCAGTTATCGTTGCCGTCGAAATACAGTGCAGTTCCGCCAAACTTCTTCTGCGTTGTGCTCAACACCGAAGTCATCGACGTGCCAGAGACATTCCCCTTTTCATCCTTCAGCGAAGCAGCCGTTGTCGGCCCGTTCATGTGAAGGAGGAAGGCGACGCTATCCCAATACGGATCCGGGTTTCCGCGTCGCAGGCTGCCAAACCCCGCCAGGTTATTGAGCTTAAGCATCGCTGACGGTATCCGTGTAGTAGTAGAGGCGAACACCATGCAGGCGCGCGTCAATCGCCATCGTGTCAGAGCCGTTTGACGGAGCGCGGGCAACCTGGAAGATCACCGTGTCTAGCTCTTGCGGGGTGCCATTTACCGGGACCGGCGTTTCGGCCGTCAGATAAATATCGTTGGTTGTGCCGCCTGTGTCGGTCACGGCCACGGCGGTACTGAAGGCCGCGTCGAGAGCGTCGTCATTGGACACCGACACCGCCGAGATTTCCCAAGCCACGCCGAAGTTCGTTGTCGTCGCCGCGTGACTCCACACCACTTGCGCGGAGATCGCCCCTTCGATCCAGCCTTTCGGCATGGCGATCTGGAACTGCGCGAACTCCTGCGTCGTGGTGTCGAAATCTAGGGTGGAGATCATCACCTTGTTGGTGGCCGTCTCTACCGAACCCGCGGCAGCGCCGTTCGTCGAGCGAGACACCATCGCGCCAGCAGGAACCCATGCGGTTTGCTTGGTATAGATCGCGGCAGTATCGGCATCCGGGCTTACATAGGGGGCGAGCAGCACTTGCTTGGTCCCGGCCGCGAAGTTCACCGGCATGTTGCTGTTGCTCGATTCTTGAACACCACGCCGGAGAGTGAAGGCCGCAACGGCAGGGGTGATGACGGTCGGCTGCGTCGTGTTCAACGCGGTGACGAATCGGCCATTGCCGTAGGCAACGCTGTAGTAGCTGCTGGCGTGAGTCGCCGTGGATAGCGTTACCGCCGCCCAGGTTGTCCCGCCGTCCTTTGAATACGCCGCGCTGGTGCCCACCGCAGGGAGGGCAACCAATATGCCGTTGCCGTAGGTCAGGCTAACTGGAGTGACGGTTACGCTGCGCGAGGTCCAGTTGATGCCGTCGGGCGACGTGTAGCACAGGTTTGTTCCCACCGCGACAAATCGCCCATTTACGTAGCGAACGACCGTCCCCGCGCCAGGCATCGTGCGTGATGTCCACGCCGTCCCATCCTTGGACGTGTAGTAGGTTGTCGTGCCGGTGGTGAGGACAAATGTTCCGGCGCCGAAGGCAATGCCGTAAGCGGCCGTCCCAGGATTGGCGGTGGTCCAGGTGACACCGCCATCAGAGGAATATCTGGCGTAGTTATGTGCATTGAAGATTGCAACGTAATTCCCGTTCCCGTAAGCAAATTCAATAGCCGCATATCCGCCACCCACGATTGACCGTTGTGTCCAACTAATGCCATCGGTAGAGGTATAAAAACATGCCGCTGTACCGTCATGCAGCACATACAAACCGTTAATGAACGTGGCATTAAATTTATTGCCCGTGTACACCCCGGCGTTATACGTCAGTGATCCCGTGGTCCAAGTCACGCCGTCGTAAGAATAGGCGTAGGTCTGCGTCGGGCCGTAGGCCATGAACTTCGTGCCGTCGTACAAGACCGACTGCACCGTGATTCCCGCCGCGAGAGATAGGGCATTCTTGATGCCGGCCGTGTTCGTCAGTACGCCGATACCGCTCTCCCACGTCAGCGCATCCGCGACACGGTAGGCCACACGGCTTGCGTTGCCGTTCGCCGAGAGCAAGGCGCCGGACCCTTTGAACGAGGCCAGCGTGAGATCGCCCGTGCCGGTCGTGGTAGTAGTCAGGCCAAGGTCGCGTTGCGTCGGAATCAACTCGGCCGACTTGCTCCCGGCCGAGAAACTGACAACGGCGTTCGCGTTCGATGTGAAGTGCGGATTGGTGCGCGCCAGGGAGAGGGCGGGAACGCCGATGGGGGATGTATGGACGGTGCCGTAGGCTCCAGATACTACGAACTGTGCCCCGTTGCAAGCCACACCATAAAAGTTAGACGGCCATCCGCTTGTCTGTAGCGTCCAAGTAATTCCATCTGGAGAAGTTGCAATTTTTCCGGACGCGCCCACGGCGACAAAAACCCCATTAGAGAACGAAACTACATATGATGTTCCATTGCTAGTTACATCGACAGCCTGATACCACGTCGTTCCATCAGTTGAGTAAAGAAACGCACCGTTTGAACCCACGGCAACAAAGCGGCCATTGCCATACGCGACTCCGTAAAGTTCGGTGGCGACAGGGCTTGTACGCAGGGTCCAGGTGACGGCGGAACCATCGGTGGAACTGGAGATTTTGCCGGCCGCACCGACGGCCACGAAGGTATGCGTTGCGCCGATCAACGCATAGGCCAGGCCGTAGATTATGTCCGATGTAAACCCGCTGGTTCGAGAGGTCCATGATGCCGACAGCGCGGTGGCCGAGGTATAGAGTTTGGCGGTATCTCCGGCTACCACATAGACGCTGTTGCCATATGCGAGTGCGCGTGCGACGGCTGATGCACCCAGCGTCCCGCTGTAGGCCGTCCATGACAGTCCATCGGTCGACGTGGCGATCTTGTCGGCATCGCCGCAGATAACCCAAATACCACCGGCGTAAATTGCGCCTCGAATGTGGCTTGTCGAGAATCCGGCGGCACGCTCGGTCCATGTCGATCCGTCCGGGGATGTCGACAGGAATCCAGTGTTTCCGGCAAGCACGTACAGAGAGTTTCCATAGGCGATGGCATTTCCGTGGTTGCCATCCAGCTTGGTGCCCATGCGCGCCCAGGTAATGCCGTCGGCGCTGGTGACCATGACCGATGAACCGCCCGCTGCGATAAAGTCGGTGCCGTTGTGGCCGATGCTGATCATCGATTGAGCGGTGTTCGATGTGGCGAGCGTCCAGGCTCCCTGTCCGTCGGCGTCGTAGGCGATTTTTCCGGAATCGCCAACGGCAACGAACAAGCCCTCGGCGAAAGTTATTGCCCTGATCGTAGTTGCGCCGAAGCCGCTGGTGGCAGAGGCCCACGTCGTGAATGTGCCATCCGTGGAGTACGTCGCCGTCCCCGATGCGCCGACAGCGACAAAGGTTGGCGTTGCGCTGACCAAGCCGTAGGCGACTGCAACAATCTGCGTCGCGACGAAACCGCTGGTGCGGGTGTTCCATGTCGTTCCATCGGTAGAGGCGAACATCGCCCCGGCAGCGCCACCTGTAATGAAGTAGCCATTCCCCCATGCCATACCGTACAGGGCATCGCCGGTCGATTTGCGGTTGGTCCAGGTAATGCCATCGGTGGATGAGGCGATGTAGCCGGCTGCTCCGCAAATGGCGTAGGTCGTGCCGTTGTACGTCGCCGCCTGAATCGCGCCAGAGGCCATAGCCGTCGCCGCACTCGCCCGTTGCGTCCAGACAATCCCATCCGGAGAGGTTGCGAGTTTCCCGGATGCACCGAAGGCAATGAACTGACCACCGGCAAAGATGACGCCGTACACTACGCTTGTTGAAAACCCCCCATCGCGCAGCGTCCAGTTGATGTTGTCGGTACTGGAGAGCACTTTTCCGGCGTTACCTACAACCACGCGAACCCCAGCGCCGTAGGCCATGCCGTTAAGGGTTTGACCATCGAAGTCGCCGAAACTTTCCGTCCACGTCACGCCACCGGTGTTGGTGTGGGTGATCGAGCCGGTGCCGACTTCGTACTCTGTCCCGGCGCTGTTCGCAATGCGGTAATCAACCGTATCGGTCTGGGCGGCGAGATCGTAGAGCGGAATCTCTGCGGTGTGCGGCGATGTAAGCAGTGCGTCACCGGTGCCCGTAACGGTCGTGGCGAATGCGGAAGGCGGAGCGCCCCACACTGGCGCAGCGCTGGCACCTTGGGACAGCATGACTTCGCCGGCCGTACCCGGATCGCCGGTCAGTTGAATCTCGCCGGTAATGTTGCCGCCAGCCTTTGCCAGTTTCTCGGTATCAAGCTCTTCCAGCGCGGCCTGTACGTTCGTTGCCGCGATACCGCCAGCGGCGTTGCTGGTGATGGCCGAGGCATTGTGCGCGCCTGCCGTCAGGCTCAGATGATTCACCACCGACTCGAACAGGGATGCAAGAGGACGGCACTCGACCAGATCGCCGGCCAGCCAGGAACGCGCCGACGTGCCAAGTTGGCCCCGCTCGATGGTCATCGCATCGGCCGCTGCTACTCGTGCGGTGACTTTGATGATCTCGATGTTGCCGATCGTGTCTTCAAACGTCAGATAGGTGTAATCCGGCGCCGTGATCTGAGGGAAGCGGTCGCCGTGTCCGGTCTGAACGGAAAGACTGGTATCGCCCGCGGTCAGCGGACCGGCGAGGGTCGACGTGGCGTTGTTGCTTGCTTTGTAGGCCATGACTAGGCGACTCCCTTGATCAGCGCAACGAAATCAGCCTTTAGCTGAGCGGCGCGATTTGAATTTACAGATTCGTCATCTTTCATCTCACACCAACCCACCACGCCAGAGACAAGCGCCGGCTGGTAGTTGTCGGAGACGGGAACGGGGTCGGTCAGCGTCAGCGTTGCCGGTGCTTCGGCGTACTGCACTTCGACGGATTGCGTGTTCTGCGCGGGCGGGGAAAGGTAGAACTTGAAGGGTGAGATACCCGGCATCCAATTCACCGCGGCGGCCGGCGTAGCGTTGTACCAGTCAGGACTGAAAGCATCCAGGACAGACTTGTCGGCGGGCAGGATCACGTTGCCGCCCACCACGCGGCGAACGTCGAGCACGCGCGCAATGCGGGTGAAAGCCGCCGTCTGCTCCGCGCCATTCGTGCAGGTATGCGAGCCGATCTTGGAGAACAGATCGGGGCGAACATCCACCATGATGTCGAGCAGCGTATTCACCCAGCCCAGCATTTCGGTATCGGTGTTGCGATAGCGCGTCGATACCGTGTCGTTGAGGATTCGGCGGGCTTCGGTGATAATGTCTTGGGGGGTCACGAACCGAATCTCCTTGGATGGGTTTCAGGCGAAAAGCCGTGGCCGCATGAACAGTGACTTGGTGGTGCCGCCCTTGAGTTTTCGATTGGCGGCGGCAAGAACTCCGGACTCGAACTTCGTGGTCCGATAGGTGGCAGTGGCTTCGTTGCTCCACGGCTTGCCTTGCTGCGCACACAAACTGGCTATGGCGCCAGAGGCAATCTGGATGTAGAAGGTGTCGGCGAGCGTCGCATCCATTTCTGTGGCGTCGCGCGTTGGGCAGACAGCCACTCTGACCGTGATCTCGATGTCGTCCGAGGCCGGTGCCGGCATGAGAACAAGCTGATTGTTCTCGTTCATGGCGTAGCGAACGGTGGTACCACTCCCAAGATCCACGACCGGAGCACCAACATCAACGTCGTTGTCCAGCGCAACAGGATCGATCGGCACGCCATTAAGGAATACCGCCGTCGGCATCACGAGATCCATGCCGGCGGGCAGCGTGAAAGCGTATTCGGCAACATCCGTGGCCGTCAGGAACACGGCCGGCTGATACATCCAGGCCAAGCTGCGGCGGCAAAGATCGATCGCCGCCGAGCGAATGGCGTGGATGATCAGCGGCTGCGGGCAACCAAGTACCTCGGTCGCGACTTCCGGAAGGAAGTAGGTGAAAGGTTTGGTTGCCATGGCCGATTACGCCCGGCCGAGAGGCAGAGCCGGCGACTTGACGGACATCGAGAAGCGATTGACCTCGAAGCTCTCGGAGCCATCTTCGGACAACTGCATGCGCTTGGAGTTGGTCAGGACTTCGTAGACCGGCAGCGGCACGGAGACATCGACGGCGCGCGGCACCATGAAGTCGTTGCCATTGACGGAAACGAAGACGCCGCCCTTCTCGTCGTCGCCCTCGCCCTTTTGCAGATGGATGGTGACGTGCGGGGCATCGGGGTGATTCATCGGCAGTTCGGCCGGCTTGGCGGTCTGTACGTCCTTGCTTTCCTTGCCGGCCTTGCCGACAGTAATGGTGCCTTCCATGTGGTTCTCCTTTGGAATTTGGAATGAAAAAGGCCCGCCGAAGCGGGCCTTTCGCGGTGCTGCGCTGGATTACAGGTTCACGGCCACCGGAACGGCGCCAATGTCCTTGTAGGTCGGCGTGACGTTCGCTGCGCCCAGGTCGGTCGTGCCGGCCAGGAAGGTCGCGGCGGTATGCGGCGCCACAGAAACGACGCCAACAGGACAGATGCCATCCGGAACCGGGGGCAGGAAGTTGCTGGTGTAATCGTGCAGCGCGGACAGCGCCTCGTAGCGAGTCGGCAGACCATTGAAGTCCTTGACCTCGCGATAGCCGCGGTACTTGGTCACACCATCAACCACCTCGTCCTTGAACAGCGTTCCTGCGTAGGACGACACGGTGCCGCCGACGTTGAGGCCAATCAGGTACTGCCGCTTGTAGCCGACAGGCACCACCAGGTTGTCACCGACGACACCAAATGCGATGTTGTCAGTAATAGCCTTGCTGGTGAGAACGCCATCGACCATGTACGCCACCGCAGCGGCGAACTTGATCGTTCCGGCGTTGGTACCTTCGGCGAGACCGCCGGCACTAAACGCCATCGTTTGCTTTTTCATTTGAATCTCCTTTGCGGAAATGAAAAAGCCCGCTGGGGAGCGGGCTCTTGGTTGCAACAGTTTTCGATGCGTAAATCAGGGCATGTCAGGCCAGTGTCTGTTGCTCTTGCTGATGTTCTGCACTCGTATCCGAACGGGGCGAGACAAACATCAGAAAGTTACGATGAAGCAATCAGACTAAACGACCTAACTGACTGATTACACTGGCGCTGCAGATTCCACGCGGCACATAAACGCATCATTGAGGATCTTGGCCGCCTTCATCATCTTCCAGCCCACCGAGCCGGTCTGGCCCAACTCGTCGCCGGGAGCCGGCTTCGGGTTGCGCACCGACGGAGTGATGGCGAACTCACCACGCAGCGCCACGTTGGCGTAAGCGTTGGAGCCGAAGATGATCACCGGGAACACGTCGCAGTTGGTGCCGGTCGTCGAGATCAGCGTGCCGCCTGCAACACCGTTGCCGATGTCAGTCCAGCCCGAAACGAGGGTGTGGTACAGGAAACGAACCTCGTTCCATGCGCCGATCTCGGTCGGATAGGGCGTGATCTGGCCGTAGTCCTTGGCATCCTGGAAGCCGGTCAGCGCGCGCACGGCCGAGATCAACTCGGCGGGTACCACGGCGATGAACGACGGATGCACGGACTCGCTACCGAAGGCCGCCGTCGAGCGAACGCGCGTCGTGACCTTGCCTGCGTTCTGCTTGAGCAGGACGCGGACCACGCGCTTCATTTCGGCGTCGGTGAAGACGGTATTGACCAGGCTGCGCGAGGCCACGTTGGCGGCGTAGATGACGTTTGTGCCAGCCTTGAGCTCGTTGATGATGATCTTCTCGCTCATTTCGGCGGCCTGCTGCGACAGCACGTCCATCGCGCCTTGCAGCACGGTGTCGTCGGCGGTATCGAGAACCACGTCCGAGATCGGCACGAAGTCACCGTACTGCTTGACGCGCACGGCGATCTTGGTACGGGTCAGCTTGCGACCAGCCGGGCTCACGCCTTCGACGAGCTCCGTCGGGTCCGACGGCAGCGCGTTGTAGCGGAAGAAGTTGAGCAGGGTGGTGCCATGCTCCTTCAGCGACTGCGACTGACCGAACTGGTCGAGAATGAGGGTCGGCATTCCGCGCTCAAGCATTTGCTTGCTTACGGAACCGGCCACCTCGGGACTGATGTCCCCATAGAGGGTTGCGGTTGTAGCCATTTGAATCTCCTTTGGGTTTGTGAATTACAGGAAAGAAAAAACACCCATCAGCAGATCAAGCGTGCCGCCGTATGCCTGCGTTCTTCGAGCGTTTGGCGAGGACCGCGGCGGCCTTTGGCCGTGTCGCATCCCCACCGCTCTCCGTGCTTGGCGCGTGGTACTTTTTGCTTGTCGTTCTGATTGCCCGGGTAATTGGTGGAATCGCCCACCCGGGAATGGCGAAAAACTGGTTTAGCTGTTGAATCCGGCCCGGAAGCGGTCGACTTCACCGCCGGCGGCAATCGAATCGCCACCCAGCGAAGGTGCCCGACCACCCGACGAGCGAACGCCGGCCGCCGCATCGAGCGCAGCAGAGTCATAGCGCGCGTCGTCGTTGCCTGTTCCGTCAGCGGGAATGGTCTTCTTGAACTCGGTGAGCAGCTTGACGATCTGCCTGGCGCTCCCGTTATCGATGACGCCGATCGCGGCGGCCTTGGCCTCTTCATCAAGCCCCTCGATGAACGCACGGAATTCCTCGGACTCGGCAATTTCCTCAAAATCCTCATGCACCGACGAGATCATTTCCTTGTGCACCTGGCCGAACGCGCCACGAACGCCGTCGATCACGCCATCGACCTGATCACGGATCTCGGCGGTACTCTTTTCGACCTCGCCCCTGGTGGCACCGGTGGCGACCACCTGGATCAACTTCACGAAGTCCTCGCCGAAGTCCTGCGTCAACGTCCCGACGGCTTCGTCGTAGGTCGGCAAACGCTGGCTCTCGATCTCGGTAGCCCGAGCCTCGAGCTCCTCGGCCCGGGCCTTGAGTTCCTTTTCGCGCGCAGTCAAGCGCCCGTTCCAGCTTTTCTCCGACTGGTTCATTTCCAGGTCGCCGGCTTCGGCGGCCGGCGTCTCTATTACCTCTTCGGCAGCAGATGCATCGCCCACGGCACCGGCGTCCGACGTGTCCTCGGGCGCACCGATCGCCACCACGACAGCGGGAGCGGCCTCGCCGCCAGCCGCCTCGCCTTCCATTGGTGTATCCATCGGAGCGGCCTCGCCCCCAGGCATTTCCTGACCCTTGATCGTTTCATCCTCTTCGCCGCGAAAACCCTGTGCGAAGCTCTTTTGTGGTGCGTCCATCGCGCTTCTCCTTCTCCGGGTAATCCCGGGTTGAGCCCGACGAGCGGGCAAATGAACCGTCAGCCTAGAAACAGTCCGACGGCCTTGATCTCTTGTTCCATGAGCCCTTTGCGGATGCGCTGAAGCTGCTCGGCTGCCGCACGAATAGCCTGGATGTCCTTCTCGACGCAATCGAGTCCCTTGGCCTGGTAGCCGGAAATCATGGTTTCGACCAGATCCAACACTTTCTGCCGGGCGCTCTCGTCTCTCCGAATTTCGGCGAGCGCAATCAGCGCAGAACTTCGCGCATCGTCAAAATGGATGGGCTTCATTTACTGTTGTGGCGGCAGGGCTTGCGCTTGTTGCGGTTGCGGCGGGAACATTTCGTTTTGCTGCTCGGCCGGCGGCAGCAGGGATTCCTGCTCGGGAACCGCCGGCTGAACATCGGTCCAGCCCGCCTCTTGCAGAATCATGTCGCCGACCGGCGCAATCCCCGGTGCCTGCGCCACCATTCCGGCGGTTTGCATGGCCTTGGTAATGGCCTCAACACGCCTGTCGATCGTCTCGGCCGCCTTGCGTTCGGCCTCGGCCATGATGTCCGCCGTTTTCGCGGCAAGCCCGGCGACTTCGTTCCGCAGCTTCTCGACGCCAAGTTCGGCAATCGCCTGGTTCAGTTGCGCCTGCATCTGTGCCTCGGGGCTGTTCGATTGCTCGGCGGCCTCGTCGTCGGTCAGGACGATCTCTTCCATGTCGTTCGCCGCCGCCTTGGCGCGGACCAACTCGCCCCACTTAATGAAAGGCCGTTCTTCCGGCTGCAGGGTCGCCGAGAACTGCGCCATCATCTGACCGCGGATCTCCTTGCTCACCAGCGACGATGCGCCGTTGGCCTGCACGTCGTAATCGCCCTTGATGCTCTCGTCGGTCGAAAACCGCATATTCCAGCGGTACAGGCCGGTAATGAACGGCGTGGTGATGCCCTCGTCGAAGCACACCACCTGATCCTTGAGGGCGATATTGCTGTTGCTGATCAGCATCGACAGCCCGGAGGCGGTACCGGCCGCGCCTTGAGTCGGGTTCTCGCCATACCAGAACTTCGGGATCGCCGTTACTTCGTCCGCGCTGTTGTCGAACATCTGCGCGATTTCCGATAACTCGTTGATGTGCGAGTCAGCACTGATCGAGCGAATGGCCGGGTACTGCGGATCGCCGCCGGTGCGCAGCCAGATGCGGAAGCTCTGCACGTCGGTCACATCCTCGCCATCGGCCAGGAGCGTCTTATAGACCTCGAACTGCGGTCCCGCCGTCACCGCAGCATTGTCCAGCAGCGCGCGAATGGCAGCGTTCAGATTCTTTTGGTCGTCTCTCATCACCGCCGGCAAGCCCTCGCCGAAGATGCTGGATTCGTCCTTGTCGAAGTAGTAGAACTGGTAGCACCACTCGATACCGTCGATTGGCGCCGGGATAGCCTTGATGATCTCGCCGTTCGGGAACAGCCAGACGTTGCCGAAGACCGGAGAACCGTCTTCCGGAACCGGCAACCCGAGCTCCTTGGCGTGATCGTTCTCGATCCAGCCCCAGCGCTCAAGCACGGTGTACATGTAGTCGTTGATCTTGCGCGAGGAATTCACGCGCAGGCCGGCGGTCCTCAACTCGTCCTGGTAGTCGCGCTTGACGGTCAGTCCGGTCGGATTGGCCTCGACATACTCACGAATCGCCTGCGCATTGAACCCACCGCGCGACTGAAGCGACAGCAGCCCCGACTTCGTAAGCAGATGATCTTCGTAGAAGTAGCGGCAATCCTTGATTTCGACCGCAGCCATGTCCGGGTAGCAGCGCCAGACCGGAACCGCCTCGACGAAAGGCAGGTAGTTTGGCTTGCGCCGCATTTCCCAGCGGCCCCTGTCGCTGATCGTGTATCTGACCGTCTCGCGGCGCTCGACCAACGGACCCTTGAGCACGCCAGTACCATAGACGTGCCCGGAATTCAGCACCGAGCGAACGTGCTTGCGGTACTCGATTTCAGCCAATTGGTCATCGATGCGGGTCGCCATGCCTTCCGCGGCTTCGGTAGCCAACTTCATCACGGCCTTCTTGACCACTTCCTCCGGCGGCTTCTCGCCGTTGTTCGCCTGCGTCAGAACCTGCATCAACTGCTGCATGACTTCCGGCAGCAGCGTCGGCTCCGGCGATGGCTTGATCTCGAAGGTCCGCGTCTTTGTCGTCGGGAAGACGAGCTCGGTCATCCTGGCGTTGATCGAACGGACCTTGGAACGGGTCTTCTTCGAGAACGCCTTGGAGCGGCCCTTCATCTTCGCCTCTTCCTCGGGCTCGTACTTGCCCTTGGTTTGACGCAAATCGTTCAACCAGCGCAACTCTGTGTCACGCCTGGCGACCTCGGCCTCGCGGAATTCAGCCAGGAACTCGCCACCGCAGGACATCAGACGACCGGCAGCCATGGGCCTGTTGTCACGGAAGGCAGCCGCCGCCCGCCGGATCAGGTCCATCACGCCAGCGTCGCTGTTGTTCCCCATCATGGTCAGAACGTCACCGCCAGGGAAACATTGCTTGCCGCGGTGAAAATCATCCGCATTGCGGCAACCGGGTAAAGCAAGGAGCCATCAAAGGCCGCGACCTTGCTCGCGATGGTCGCGTGATTGAACCAAGTGTCTCCGCCATAATTTAGCTGCAAGCTGTACGCCGGCGTGCCAGATACAACCTCGACCCCGATCCCGTAGGCCGGAACCGGTGGTAGGACTATCGATTCGCTGACGGCCTCTGCCGCCCATCCAATGTCCATGGTGTCGGCGCCGATCGTGGCCGACGGAACCACGTTGGTCACGGTATCGAAATAGCCGACCGTCGTTACCGTAGCCGTGCCGTTGGGCAGGTTGATGGTTTCGGTCTTTGGCTGGCCGTAAAACGTTCCAGTGATCACGGCGGTCTTGGCGCTGTGGTTCGTCGCCGCATCGCCCTTCACGGTGATCTTGTGGGCCATGCTGTCGCCGGCAGAATTCGCGGACAGCGCCCATGTTCCGCCCGTGACATTGCTGGCCAGGCCGGCAACACTGGCGGCGGCTGAATTGTAGGTTCTGCGAGTGCCCATTTGATTTTCCCTTACTGTTCAGTAGCCGGCGGATGTCGCCGGCCCTCTTGATCTCACTGGCGTTGCGTGGTGATTCGATGAACCGCGCTGGACCACATCCGACTCATAAACACAGGCCATCAGACCGCCGGCGTCACTTCCATGGCTTGACCAGTCGTGATCCGGACCCAGGCCGATGTTCCTGGCCGCATCGCGCTTTTCGTGATACCAGCCCAACGCCGCCAGCCCGCCCTCGATGTTCGGGTTGTTATCGAACCACATCGCCGGAAAGTGCCGCTGCATGGCCTGAATCCGTTGCCTTGCCGCCCCTGCCCCTTGGTTCGGGACCACCGTCACCCGATAGCCAGCCTGTTTCAGCGCCGACTCGTAGCTGACATCGATCACTTTGTCGTTCGCGGCGCCGTCGTGGGGTAGCCAAATCTGCGTGTTGTTCGGGTAGTACCCTTCCACCCGCATCCAGGTAAGGTGCGCAGCCAGCGGCTGTCCGACCGCCTCGTAGTAATTCAGCGCCCGAATCTCGCGGCCAATGAACTGAACCACCCACATCGCGAACGCATCTGCCGTCCTTCCGGTTCCACCAATATCAACGAAACACCGGTAGGACATCAGCGGATCGGCCGCCACACGGCCACCAATCCGGCCGGCGGCCTTGGCCTCGGCAATCGACTTGGCGTAATACGCACCTGTCAGCACCGTCGCGTACTCGCCACCCCACACATGCGGGTACTGGTCCGGCTCGTCTCGCAGACAGTCCTGGCGCTCGGCTTCCAGCACCGAAGGGAACTTTGGGTTATCCGACCAGTTCGCCCGAACTACGCTCGCTCCTGTCGGCAGCGTCTCGCCGCGCAGCATGGCGTCCACCGGGTCGGTCTTGCGCCTCGGGTTCCATGAGAACCACAATTCCGAGTCTTCGGCGCGAATCGTCGGCCGCAGCAACTGCAGGGACCGCGCGGAAAGCGTCTGCGCCTCTTCAACCCATGCCCGGTTGTACCCTTCAAGCGATTTGATTGATTCAGCCGTGTGATCCTGCATGCCCTGGAAGGTGATGATTCCGTCGCCAGGGGTCTGGATGACCTCGTTGAACACCTTGAAACCGGACCGCGCCAGCCGATACAACTCGATCTTGTCTTCCAGAAGCCGCTTGCTCGATTCCTTCAGCGACTTTTGAACCTCGCGGATGCAGACAAACCGTGTTCCCCTGTGGTGCAAGCAGTCTTTCAGCGCCAACTCGCCGAAGAAGTGCGATTTACCGGATCCGCGCCCACCATGCGCGCCCTTGTAGCGGGCAGGAGCAATCAGCGGAGCAAATACCCGCGGTGTCTCTATCGTCCAGGTCGCCATCAGCCGATGATTCGGTGCTCGATTACGGTGATCGGGTCGTTGTCTGGCGGGTCGGCGTCGTCCAGGTTATTCGCCTTGCGGTCGACTCCAACCGCCTTATTGACGGCGGACGCGATGGTATCGAGCGTTCTCGCCCGATCCGGCAAGGAAATCGCCTTCGCCAGCGCTTTGGCTGCAAACACGCCACCAACGTCGTCCGACTGTGAAACGGCCAGTAAAAGCGCCTCAACCGTCTCGGGGTCGCCGCGCAACGCCCTGACTTCGGCAACCAAGTCTTTCCCGGCACCAAGAATCTCGTCGGCGATGTCAGCGTGCAGCCTGTTTCGCATCGTTCCAAGGGCGGCAGCAGCGGCCACACTGCTATCCAACCCGGAATTAGCCGCCTCGGCAACCTGTCGTCCGATTTCTCGTCCGATTTCAGGGGCGCGATGGGCCAATTCTTTTGCGTAATCGGCCCGCTCTTGAGTGATTGCAGCCTTTGTGGCAGCCTTGACAACAATAGTCAGGTCGCGCTTCCAGCCTTTTTCCTTGGCCTTTGCCTTTACGCTTGAGACAGCGACTTCGTGTTTTTTGGCGACTGCGGCAATCGTAATCGACCCGAGGCGGTAGTCCTTCTCGATCGCCTCCCAATCAATGTCAGAGCGCCGTCCCACGACCTTCTACCTAGCAGAGACTGAGGCCGCGACAACGGCGTAGTCGGAAATCGTTTTGGCTACGCCGTCCGGAATGTTGATGTACGTCACTCCGGCGTCTTGGCACGCGGCAGCGATGTACTCATCCCGAAGCCCCTCGATACACAGCGCGGCTCGAACATCTGGTACGCACGGCATTTCTCGCAATGACGCCGCATACATAATGGCCTGCCCAAGCCCGCAAGCGTAGTCGCGTCTAGACCCCCTACGCTTTACCTCGACAGCGGTTAGCGACCCATCGCTGTGGGTCAAAACTCTATCGGCAATCCCGCAGGGCAAGCGAACCTCTCGCCGAACATCAACGATGTCACCACGCAACTCACCGAGAAGCACGCTATCGCGCGTAACGAGATAGTCACACATGGCGCAAACGCGGTTTTCCATGGTTGCGCCATGAACTCGAAGCAGCACGTCCTCGGCGTTAATCGCTTCATCGACGGCCACACTGAATCCGTCTGGAACAATCCCTGCCTTCACCAAGAACCGCATGAAGGCAATGCACTCCGAAGTCTCGACCTGATCGGAAAGATTCTCGCTGTGAGCCGCATCAAGCAGTTCTGCGGACATTTGCCCGCCGCTTTCTGCCTTCCTGGCGAAATCAGTCCAATCGATCGACACGTTCAGCGCTTTCTAGCTGGCGGTGGTGAAGGTGATGGAAGCCGCGAGCTTGCTGAACGCGGTCACGAACCAGCTTGTACCGTCGCTGCGCAGCCTCACGCAGTCGCCAGCCAGGGACGAGTTGGCGACGAAGCTGATGGTGTCGTCGGTTGCGCCGGAGTCGCCCACGCCAGCCGCCTCGCCGTTGAAGGCGATGCCCTTGATGATGTTGGCGCTGCCGTTGGTGACGATGGTGTGGTTGCCGGTGGTGTTCGGGGTCTTGTTGATGACCTCGCACTCGAAGCCGGCGATCGGGGCCGGCAGGGTCGTCGCGAAGCCGGTCGCGTTGTCGAGGAACAGGATCTTGCCGTGGTCCTCGGCGCTGATGATGCCGGCGGCGGTCATGGTGCGCTGGTTGGCCAGGGCGGTTGCGGCAGCTCCGGCGTCCGTGAAGGTCAGTGCGCCGCGAACTTGCTGGGAATTGACTACAGAGGTTTGACGCATGGTGATACTCCTTTTCGTTTAGTTTGCGGAGGGTGTTACTTTTTGATGCTTACTTCAGTGTCACCGACAGGCCGTTCAGGGCAAGCAGAGCCATCACGCCACCAAGGGTGATCGATACAAAAATGGTAATGACCTGGCGAATTGCGGCATCGCGCACAGCACGTTTGTCGGCCTTTGTGGTTTCCTTGGCCTGCTTTGCCTCATCGATCTCTTCCAGGCGCTTCTTCTCGGCCCAATCGCAGGCTTCACGGCAGTTTCCCGCCATGCGTTCGGCGATCCAGTCATGGTGGGCATGATGTGTGGCCTCATGGCCATTGAGAACGGCCGTGCGTAGCGCCTGCTCGTCGCCCCGGAGGTCGTCGATCTTCTTCGAGAGGCGATCCATCCCGGCGATATTGGCCTCCAGCACGCCCAGCAGAAGCATGAGCATGTTCCGGCGGTGGGCGTCGTCCTCCTTGGCGATCTGCGCCTTGAGCTCGGCGGAGACATCGAAAGTCATTTGATTCTCACCAGCCGAAGGAATTTGGCCGCGCGAGCCCGCAGTTGGCTTGGGAATGGCGCGTCGAAGCGTAGGCGTAGGCTCATGATGTACTCGCGGATCAAGGTAGTCATGGCGCCGACTGAGCCCATGATTTTGCGGTGTTGAGGTTCACGGCTGCCTCGCTGCCTTCATCAACGAGGCTCTGAACTCCGAGATCAAGTCCTCGTATCGAGCGCTCAAGCTCGGCCCGGTCGAAACAGGCAAGGTCAACACGGCTGGCACCGGTGGCGGCGGCTGGCACGAAACTGCTACCGGCACGGGTGTTGCGCAGGCGCTTAACATCAGCGCGCAGACCATCAAGAGTGCGTTTGTTTTCAGCATCAGCTTGTTCCTTTCGCTTTTTGTCGGCGGCTTTCGTGGTGTCGGCCAGTTTCTGCGCTGCCTCGCCTTGCGCCCGGGTGGTATCGACAAACCCCTTGAACTCAGCCTTCGCGGCATCCAGTCGCCAGCCTTGAACCGTCCAGGCGGCGCCGCCGCCAGTAATCGCTCCGGCAGCAAAGGCGCCGAGCGCTATCCAGACGAGCAGCATCGGGTTTTGCGTGACCAGTCCAAGCAGGCGAAGCAGGATCATTGGGTTTCTCCAAGACACAGATTTCGTTCCTTCTCGCGCCGCGAAGTCAGCCCAGGCAGGGCCACCATGACCCCTGCTATCCTGGCTTTATTCCATCGCGGCAACTGCTCGCACGCGCCATTGATGTCGCCGGCCGCCAGCAACCTCGCCGCGGTGCTCTGGCTCTTGTTGCAGGCAATGGTTCCGCCCATATTGAATGTCGCGTCAGCAAAGGCCGCGAGGACGTTTTCAGGTAGCCCAGGAACGCAGTGCTCAACGATGGCCACAGCCTTACGCATGTCGTCAGTCAAAAAGGCGTCGCACGCAGCCAGCGAATACTTCTTCCCCTTCACCACGTCCGGACCGGTATGCCCGGCACAGACCGTCAGAATTCCGGGCGGGTCATAGTAGGCATACTGCCGAAGCCCCTCCGCTGGCGCGGCAATCGCTATTGCCAGCGCCGCCGCTCTTGCACGACGCACTTGCTTTGGGTCAGTCATAATCAGCCTTCTCGGCATCCAGCGCGGTGCGCGGCTTCTTGCGGCGGTCGCCATGCTGGACCGGGGTGCGGCGGTCCATCTTCGGCTGCGCCATCACACGGGCCACCCCGGCGCCAATGGCGGCCAGTATGGACAGAACGGCGAAGACGTGGCGCGGCAAGGAATCCACGAACAGCGGCAGAACGACCTCGCAACCCGACAGAAGCCCAGCCAGGACAACAAGGCGAATGCTCCATGCCTTGCGCACCAGCCACTTCCATTCAGGCACAAGGCTTGGCATGCTGGATCCTCCGTTGTGGGAATTGGTGAATGCCGTTTTACGGGCCGGCGAAAGGCGGTTCCTGTTGGCTTCCGACTCCGGAAGATGGCCGAGGCTCTTGCAAGGCACATGCAGGTTCGATTCTTTCGGCTGTCGCACCAATACGGCTGGAGACTGCTGATGGAATGGTTCAGCTAGTGCTTGGTGTTCATCCTGTGTGCATCGGGCTTTCGCCCTTCTCTTCACAGACCAATCTCCATGCGTATTGCTGCTGGGTACAGCGTCCAGCGCCGGTCAAGCCCCTGTCTGCAGTCAGGGTCCGGCTGATGATCGGAAATCCGATAGATGAACATTTACGGGTACTTATCCGCGCCGCGGCTCAGCGCGTACTAGCCTTCCCTGGGTGTGCCACTCCACCGGCATGGCAAATCAGCCGGCCCTTCGTCGCCTGCCCTACTTGCGGCCCCATCCGGCGCGGATGTTTGGTTGCGAGAGCCAGAATTGAACTGGCGATCTCCTACTTATGAGGCAGGCGGATTGGACCGGCTTCCCCTACTCGCTACGAAAGAAAAGGCCCGCTATCGGGTTCAAGCCGACTTGGAGCGGGCGAAACCCGCATTTCGGCGGGCAGGAGGAGACTGAAACGAAAAAGCCCGCTCGAGGCGGGCTTTCGTGGATTTCAGGGCGAGCCAGAGCAAAGCAGGCTCACCGAGTTGTTATGTCCGCGTCTGACTGAACGGACTTTGTGTAGTGATGGCGGGCATCATACCTGATATCTCAACGCGGTCAATGCCTTGATCAGTGCAACTGTTGTCCGGTATTTCCCGGCTCCACTTCTTCCAGTGCCTCCCAAAGCCGATTGATGGAGCGCACCACGCGCAGGCCGGTCTTCCCCTCAACATCCTCGCGCACGAACTCCGGCGGGCCAAAACAGATCAGCGGAACGCCGTCGAAGATGAAGGTTTCGTTGTCGCCGACCGTCACCTTGGCGCAGCGCGGTGTCAGATCCTCGAATTTCCAGTCCTCGGTGCCCATGACCTCGTTCAAGGCCATGCGGATCTCCTGATCGACCTGGCGCGCGATCGCAAGCGCCATGTTGCGGTAGAGTTTTTCAATTGGTGTTGGCGCACCGATAGCGGCATCTGGTTCAGACATCAGAACATCCTCCTTGTGAATTTATCGATCTACCTACCTTGCACGGTTCGGCTAATACTTGTTATGCGTATTCATGCAGCGCACCGCACTGCATAGTCTTTTGTCACCACGCCAGCGCCACGGCCAGCGGAAACAAC